TTAATCCGCACATATACAAACGAGGGTGAGACAGTCCTTGATAATGTCATGGGCTCAGGTTCAACAGGTGTCGCTTGTCTCAACACCCAGCGCAAGTTTATCGGCATTGAAAAAGACGATGCCTATTTTGAAATAGCTAAAAAGAGAATTGGGGAATGCCTTGGATAAGTCACTTACCGAGTACATGAAAGTCCTGACATAGGGTCGCCATCTGCTGGAGGGAACCGAATGCTACTATCGGCATTTACGACAGCTTCGAGCAGTTCCGGCGTATCCACGTCGACAGTCACAGAGACAGTGGGCGCATCGAATGGTACGACGTACAAGAGACTAATCACTGGTAGCGAAGCTGGCGATTTTTTTTTGGGCGTATTCTGCAGCTTTTTAATCGCTATGGCAGCGGTAAGAGCGGCGCGCAATGATTAACCTAGCAGGCTGGTTTACTCTCTGTGTAAAGTACCGCGCCCCTCAGACGGTCAAGGTAGCGCGACTAGGCAGCGTCTACCTGCTGACGTTTTACGACTGTTTCGGCAGGCGTCGGCTGTACGAGGGTAGGCATGTCGGCTTCGACGTATCGGCTTTTACCGCGCGCGACGGCAGCAGGTTTATAGTACAAGGGAACTGGGAAGGCGTTATCTACTGCGACTACGCGGGCGTCTGGCATTCTGTTAACATAACTAAACTAGACGACGACGCGGCGACTAATGAGTAGCGACAAAAAAAAAACTGATGAGGAACTACTCAGGGAACTAGAACGGCTGCAGGTAGAACTGCAGCTAGACGTAGTCGACAAGCAGATACTTAAGCTTAAAAGTATAGACCCACGGCTAGACTGCCGCACCATTGGTAAGCGCGTCGGCATGCATCATGCAAGTATAGCAGCTAGGCTCAAGAAGCCTGCGCTAATGCTGGCACTTGATAAGCTGAACCATACCACTGCCGACATTATGCGAGAGAACGCGCGCAAGGCAGCTATGCGGCTGTCGAAGCTTCTTGAATCGCCGAACGAGCGGACGGTACTAGAAGCGGCTAAGCTATGCCTTGCCCCGATACTGAATCAGCATACGCATACGGTAAATACGACTGAGGCCACTATCTATAAGACGACGGTACAGCCCGACAGCAGTTTACTGCAGCAAGTAATCGAAGCTGAGATAGTCACCACGGCTAGCCAGGTAGACTAGATAACTGCAGCGGGTCGTGTTCAAATAAGAGCATAACTTGCATTACTCGTGGCGGTACTTATGAGCGTCGTGGGCGATATCGAAACCATGCAGATTCGTAACGGCGACGTAATTATACTGCGTCCCAAGGGCGAAATGTCCGACGCGAAGATTCACGCGATCTGCGACCAGCTTAAAAGCTGGATGGACTACCGGCGGATCTGCGTCCATATAGCCCTTATGCCGCACGACGTAGACATAATCATTATGCGCGAGGATAAGGCACCATGAGGGACAGCCTGCCTTGCATCTGCGGCGAGTACGCCGAACTAGAATTCGACGGCGGTTTTTACTTTAAGTGTTACGAGTGCGGTATAGAGTGTCGTAAGGTGTTTTCACATAAAGGCGCGCGTAAAGAATTTAGGCTACTGATAGCTAGGCTAGAGGGCGACGGCGAATGAAGACACCGAGGGATAAATCTTATCTAGAATTCGTTAGGTCTAAGCCGTGTATTGTTTCAGAGAGTGAGTACGGCGTAGTCGCCCACCATTGTCGCTACGCTCCGCATGGCGGCGGCATGGGTCTAAAGCCTAGCGACTACCGATGCGTCCCGCTTAATCAGTTCTATCACCGCAAGCTTCACGACCAGGGCGAAAAAAGCTTCTGGCAGGATCACGGTATTTGTCCCGAAGTCTACATGGCAGACATGCTAAAGGAATGGCTAGAGGTACGCTACGCCCTGCACGTCCCGCAAGTTTACGACTACGACACTGCGGTAGACTACATAGCCAGCGTCGAGCGGTTTTTAGTTAATCAGGTCTGAACCTGTGAACCGGATCCGGTACGGTAAGCGCGTGGTGACGAATTCTTATAGCTTCGATAGCCAGCAGACTTACCAGACCGAGCAAGGCGAACGCTCCGACGAGAAGCGTAACGCCAACGGCAGTTACCAGCCTGTCTTTATAGCTTCGGCGCATGGCGCTTTAGGAACGAGTTATGTTTTTGGCGTATCGCTTCTATATCTGCGTCGGCTGTGGCTTCAGCTATGAGCAGTTCGAGGGCGCGCGTTACTACGTCTTGAATCTGCTTTTTTTGAAAGTAGGCTATAGCTCTAACGTCGGCCATCTGTTTTACGCATACCTTAAAGCACACTTTTTTTACTGTAGCTAGCTCGTCTATGCCCCAGTATTTTTTTTCATTTGTCACTTTTAGCCTCTGCAAAATTAAAGCTAGGGCCGTTTATATAGTAACGCTCGTGGCAGTGCTCACACTCGAAATAGTAGAAGTCTACCGATACGACGCTACTACCTCGGACAGTAGTTCGCGTTTCTTTTTTAATAGCGCGCTCGTTTACCGTCTGTTCGCAATCTGCACAGAAGCCCATAGGCTACCCCGTTTTCTTTAATCTATGTCGGCGTGATAAAATAATAACCACACCACACAGTTTAGATCAAATGGCGGGTAACATAATGCGGCAATGCGACCCAGTTACTAGTATTACTGTACGTTCTAAAGTAAACCTATCCTGTGTACACGGTCTGCCCTATGCGTAGGGCGCTATTTATATCTGACACACAAATACCGTTCGAGGCAGACCACGCGCTACGGTTCTGTAAAGCTGTAGCTAAGGAATACCGAATACCTAGCGACTGCATTTACCACGTCGGCGACGAGGTAGATCAGTACTTCGGTGGGCAGTGGGATAAAAGCCCCGACGCTCTACACACGCCGAGCAGCGAGCTAAGGGAATCGCGTGACAAGCTTAGGCAGTGGTATAAGGCGTTTCCTAAAATGAAGCTTGCCGTAAGTAACCACGGTACGCGCTGGGCTAGGAAGGCGTCGGCGTCTGGTATCCCTGCCCAGTTTATGCGCGACTATAAAGAAATTCTCGGCGCTCCGATTGGCTGGCAGTGGAAGGATAGCTGGCTGATTAAAATGCAGCGCCAGCCCGTCTTTATGTTTCACGGCGTCGGCTATAGCGGGTCGACGGCCTACCGTCAGGCTGCAGTAGATAAGGGCCTTAATGTCGTCTTCGGACACCTTCACAGTAACGCCGGTATCGCTCACATAGTAACGGATAACGGCAGGCGCTGGGGTATGAACGTAGGCTGTCTGATAGATCAGGACGCTTACGCTTTCGCGTACTCGCAGAATTCCAAATTCAAATCCTGGCTAGGCGTAGGCGTCGTGGTCGACGGCGGTCTAACTCCAATCCTACTGCCATACGAAAGGGGCTAGCATGTGGCGACTGCGTGACTTGCCGCGCGAAATTATCGTAGGCGAGAATGTATGGGATTTAGTTTTTTGTAAGCGCATCGACGTGGACCCTACCGCCGTCGGGGTCTGTAACAATACTACAAAAGAAATTGTGATAGTTTCAAGCTTGAGTAAAGAAGAGAAGGCAGTAACTTTGATACACGAGCTACTGCACGCCATCGAGTATGAATACGGTATCTACATACCGCACAGCCTTATTTATAAATTAGAGGAACCTATTTACAGGCTCATCCTTGATAACCTAGTATTTAAGAAATAGTAAAACACTAGGCTAACAATGGCGCAGTTTATTATCGACCCGCCTGCTGCTCACGGGACTAAGCAGGCTTTCATCATGCAGACGTTCCTACACTCTGGTATCGAAGAAATATGGGTAGCCTGCGGTACTAAGTGGGGCAAGACCATTAGCGCTTCGGCTGCCATCGTTAACGGCGTGTTTGCTAAAGAGCGGGCTATCCTTCGCTGGGTGGCGCCGTATTTCTCTCAGAGTAAAATAGGCTGGTCTTACGTTAAAACTATTCTACCGCCGCCGCCGCACGTAAAGCTTAACTACTCTGGCCTACAGGCAAGCGTTCCGCATAACGGTAGCTGCATCCAATTTTTTCACGCGCAGAACCCTGTAAGCCTTGAAGGACACGGCATAGCGGGCTACGTGTTTGACGAAGCCGCTAAGATGAAGGCCGACGTATACGCATCGGCTAAGACTACGGTTACCGTAACGCGCGGGCCTATGCTTTTTATATCGACCCCACTGGGTAAGAACTGGTTCCATAAAAAATGTATGGAAGCGGCTGACGAAATGGCGCGGGCGAAGCACGAAGGCAGGCTACCAAAGAAAATATTTATCACAGCGCCCACGTCGGATAACCCACACGTACCCAGAGAAGCAATTGAATCGGCTAGGCGTAACCTAAGCGCGCGGCTGTTCCGGCAGTATTACCTGGCTGAGTTTGAAGACGAGGGCGACGTGTTCCCAGAGTACAGGAAGTGTATCTGGACAGACGAGCTAGACATGTACGGCGACAGCCAGAAATGGTTTGCCAGCGGCGTCGACGAAATGAACGTAGTAATCGGGGCAGACTGGGCGAAGACGGTCGACTACTGCGCCTTCATTGCAATCGACCTTGAAAGCCGCAAGGTGGTTGGCTTTCAGCGCTTCCACAGGCAGGCGTATACCGAAGCGATTCGCAGCCTAGTTCTATTCTCGCGTAAATTTAAAACGTGCGAAGCCGTCTACCACGATAAGACCGGCGTAGGTATGGCGATAGACGACCAGCTTAGCTACACTGACCTAAACTATAAAGGTGTAGTTTTTACTAATGCATCGAAATCAGAAATGGTAAACAGACTTATAACGGCGTTCGAGCAGCGGGCTGTCTTGATACCGAATTGGCCGCTGCTTTTAGCCGAGCTAGATAGTTTTGAAGTACAAACTAGTAGCGTCGGTTTACTTAAGTACGGCGCGTCGACGGGTCACGACGATTCAGTCTGTGCGCTGTTGCTTGCTCACATGGCGCTATTAGACTACGCTACCAGACTAAGCGACATAGCATACATTGAAGACTTACAGCCGCAGCCGCTAAGCGAGTTAGAACGCTTATATCAAGGTCTAGACGATGACGAAGACGACTGACGACGTGGACTACATCGAGATCGACGACTTCCAGGCTAAAGGTTTAGCCTCTGAGATAATCGCCGATAGCGGTAGCTCTTACATCGCGCAAGACCCACGACAAGCCATCGACCCTATGGCTTTAAAGAATCTGTTTTACACAGAAGACTGGGTCTACATCGTCTGCGACCGTATCGCGTCTAAGATTTCTAGCCAGTGGCTGCGCGTTATGCGCGAGGAAATCGTTAACGGTAAAAAGATAGTTAAGCCAGCCGAAGGCCACGGCGTACAGACACTACTGGAAAGCCCTAACGACGAGCAAGACTACCACGCCTTCATGTACTCGCTCGTAGTCGACGACGTGCTTATGGGTAACGAGTTTATCTGGCGCGCTAAAAAAACAGGCCAGCTAATTTTACTACCAAGTGAAGCTACTAACGTCGATGTAGACACTGTCGGCGGCATAAAGGGATACCGGGTTTACTATCAGCAGGACGTAGGGCGTAAGGCGATTAGCTTTAAGCCAGAAGAAATCTGCCACATTAGGCGGCCTAACCCTTCCAGTCGCATCTACGGCCTAAGCCCCTTTATCCCTGGCAAGATGCCAGTGCTCTTTAACCGCTTTACGGCCCAGTACCTGAATAACTTTTATCAGAAGGGCGCGCAGCCTGGTTTGATTCTAGAAGTGTCAGAAGCTACGAACGAGGAAAAAGCTAAACGGCTTTTACGCTCCGTAGAAAACAGCTACCACGGTCGCACTAATCAGCGCCGTACTATGATTCTACCAAAGGGCGTAACCGCTCAGACGATGACCCATACGCTAGCCGACCAGCAGCTTATCGACTACATCAAGAGTAACCGCGAAACTATTATTAACTTGCTCCAAGTACCGAAGCACGAGCTAGGCTTAGCCGAATCGGGGTCGCTCGGTAGCGAGGAATATAAGACAGCTATCAAGAATTTCTGGGCAGGTCAGCTACGCAGCGTCATGCGCCGTATCGCTGGAAGCCTAACGAAGTTTTTTGCTAAAGAGCTAGGCCCTGGCTACTTCCTTGAATTCGACGTATCCGACGTAGACGTACTTCAAGAAGACCAGGCGCACAAGGCTGTGCTAGCGCAGCAGCTACTGGCTACCCATACACTTAACGAAGTCCGGGCTAAGCTATACGACTTAGACCCAGTCGCTAACGGTTTCCAGGTCGGCCCCGCGCCGCTCTATATGCCAACGGCAGCAGCCGCGCCAGCTACGTCTGCGACGCCTGCTACCGACGCAGCAGCCACGGCAGACCCGACGATAGCAGCCGCCGCCGCAGCTAACCAGGTTACGTCGCCGCAGCAGGCCCTTAACGGCGCGCAGGTAGCAAGCCTTATGGAGATAGTCGCCAGGTTCTCGCGCGGCGAAATCACGCGAGACAGCGCCCTAGCTATCATTAGGATATCGTTCGCGCTCAGCGAAGCCGACGCCCTGGCAGTTCTTGCCGACACTCAGGTAGGCGAGCAGCCGCCAGTAGATAACACGACGCAGCCGCCCGCGCAGCCGACAGACACGCCAGACGAGCAGCAGACTTTAGAACAGGAAGTAAATACTTTAGAATTGAACGCGACAAACATCGCCCGTTTCGATCTATTCGCAAAGTCAGCAGGCGACTGGTTTGGTAAGACCGATGCAGAGCTAAGGCGGTCTAACGAAGATACGACTACTAAAGTCTTTAAGCGCGTACTAGACGTGTTCGCTGGTCAAGCTGCCGCTGCCGCGAGGATCATTAAAGGTACTGAGAAGGCTGACCCAGAGCTACCGAGCAAAAAAGAATTACGCAAGCGCATAACCGAATCGTTTGCGGAGCTAGGGGAACAGTATCTAGACGGCCTATCAGACGAGCTAATAACTCACGTCAACGTCGGCTACGACAGTACCGTGGTTATGTCGTTTAATAGTCAGGACGAAGCTAAGCTACAGGCAGTGAAGGAACGCAGCGAAAAAAACCGCCGTCTACTTCTAGAAGCTAGAGGTATAGCAGCCTTCGACCTTACGACTACAACTACTACCGAAGCCGTCATGAGCGTTATTGAAGCTGCGATAGAAAATAATCTACGCATCGTCGACATAGCTAAGCAGATACAGGAAGTGTTCGACCAGTACGGCAGCGTATCGGGCAGAGCGATGGTTATCGCGCGTACCGAGGTACTAACAGCAGCCAGCATTGGACACGCCGCAGCGATTAAAGACGCAGAGCGAGTGCTAGGGCCGATGCGTAAAATGTGGGTTAACGCTGGCGACAAGCGCGTAAGGGGCGAGACTAACCCAGACGGTCTTTACCAGAATTCGCCGTTCGATCACTGGAAGCTGCAGGGCGAGGTAGTCGATAGCGATAAGGCATTCTCTAACGACCTTATGTACCCGCGCGATCCGAGGGGCGAGAAGGGCGACGTAATCCAGTGTCGCTGCCGCGTAGTAGCTGTGAGTAAAGAAGACGCGGAAGCTATCGGCTTCGGCGACCTAGATAAAGAGCATACCGAAGGGGAATAACGTGAGCGTAAAGCATAAGGCTGAATTCGGCCTAATCGAAAAAATCGCAACTAGCGGCAAGGGTATTACGATTCAAGGCTGGGCTAATAAAGCCATCGTAGACCGTGGCGGCGATATCATTCCAAAGTCGGCATGGCAGCTAGATAACTTTCATAAGAACCCTATCGTTCTCTTTAATCACGATAAGTCTAAACCTATCGGTAAGGTTACAGCGGTCGAAGCGCGCGACGAGGGCTTGTACGTCAAGGCCAGAATCAGCGGCAGCAGCGACCCAGAGATAACTAAGATACGCGACCTTATCGACGAGGGCGTACTGAACGCATTCAGTGTCGGCTTCGACATGATTGATAGCGAAGCGTCGGACAAGGGCGTTACCGAAATTAAAGCAGCAGAACTTTTTGAACTGAGCGTGGTCGCATTACCTATGAATCAAGATTCATTATTTTCGGTCGCAAAGTGTTACGACTACGACAGCGTAAAGAGCTACTTTAAGGCCCACGATGGACTTACTTCTAAGGCTGCTGAGAAGCCTGCGCCAGACGCGGCGGCGGCTGAAGGCGAAGACGATGCGAACGCTGATAGCAGCAGCACCGAAGACGAGCAGAGCGGCAAGGCTGATAAGGCTGAAGCTGAGAAAATGGAACTAGAAGTCCAAGCGCTGACCTTCCCAAAGGCAGACTTTAAAGACGAAGCCAGCGTTCAAGAGTGGGCAGTAGCCAACGGCTGGGAAGCCGAAGCGCTGACAGACGACGGCGACGTGTGGACACTGACCCTTAAGCCAGTCGAGGAATTTACTAACGTCGTAGACTTGCCGTTAGATAACGGCGTAACCGCTAAGGTCGGCGTCTGCAAGCCAGCGCCTGAACCCATGGAAGGCGAAGACGCTGTAGAAGACGGTAAGACTAAGGCAGCAGAAGCGCCAGCCGAAGGCGAGCAGCCAACGGAAGCCTTGCCTAAGCAGCCGCCAGAGACAGACGGTAACGAAACGCTTTTACTAGCGCGTCAAACTAACGTGCTACTGGGTCAACTCGTCGCTGAGATACAGGCAGTTAAACAAGCCATTGTAGACCTGAGTAATAACCAGCCGCCTAAAGCTGCGCCGGTTGAAGTGCCAGCAGATAAGACCGACAGCGATAGCGAAGCGCTTGCCAAGACTACCAGTCTAGTAAGAGAATACTTAAAAAGTGTGAGAGACATTTATGAGCGTATCGGGGCGTAAAGGGCGCACTGATTTTAACTTTTATGGAGTGTTTATGAAGACGAGTTTAGAAGTGGCGTCCTTACTGAAGGCTGCCGAGGAACTAAAAAACCGCGCTGAAGGTCTTGAAAAAAAGTTTCTAGAAAATGAAGCCGCTAAAGCCGCAGCAGAGAAGGAAGTAGAATCTGTCAAAGCTAATTCGCTCAACTTCACCTACGGCAATCGCTCTAACAGCGATGAGCAGCGCGCTCTGTCGGCGTTCGGCGTTTCTAACGTAGCGCAATTAATCCGCGTCAACACAGGCGCGCCACACTTTGCAGGCGTCAACCCAGAGCTAAAGGCTATGGTTCGCAATCTGAAGCGTTCGGTTGACACTAGCCGCGCTATCGCTCAGATGTTCCACGGCGCTCCGCTAGATCATGTCGGCGCTTCGCCAGACCAAGACCGTATCGCTGGGATTAAAAACCTAACTGATACCTACTTCGGTCGCAATGAACTGCTGCCACGCCTTAAGGCGTTCGGAACTACCGTAGCTGATTACGGCGCTGAGTTTGTACCTACGCTGCTGTCTGCTCAGTACATCGAAGAGTACGAACTAGAGCCTAGCCTACAGTCGCGCTTTACTGAAATTAAAATGCCACAGTCGCCTTACGAAATTCCAGTCGTTAAAGACGTACTGAAAGCACAGCGCGCAGCCGAAGGCGCAGCAGCCGAAGGGCGCCAGTGGAAGACTTCTAAACTGGTCATGAGCGCGAAAAAATTGGAATGCTTTCACCAGATCAGCGAGGAGTTAAACGAAGACAGCGCGCCTGATTTCTTGAAAATCGCCCAAAGCGAATTAATTCGCGCTCATTCTAGAGCAGTCGAGGCAGCAATTATCTCAGGCGATTCAACTGGCCCACATATCGACGCCGACATTGAAGCTGGTAGCCCACTACAAGCTGAGAAACTGTGGAACGGTCTGCGTACGGCTGCTCTGGGTAACTCCGCCAACGGCGGTACTCTCGACGTAGCTGGCGCATTTACCTACGCGAAGTTTCTTAAGATGCGCGCGCAGATGAAACGCTTCGGCGTCGACCCAAGCCAATTAGTTATCGTCTGCGGCCCAGCCGTATACGCGCAATTGATGGGTCTTGAGCAAGTAGCGACTGTCGATAAATTCGGCCCTAACGCGGGAATTTTAAAGGGTGCGCTTAGTGCTCTCGGCGGACTTCCTATCGTAGTAAGCCAGCACCTAAGAGAAGACCTTGCAGCGACCGGCGTATTCGACGGCGCAGTATCTTCGAAAGGCAGCTTGCTTATCGTTAACGCCAGTCGCTGGATGGTTGGCATGCGCCGCGCTCCGCAGCTTCGTATCGTTCAAGACTTGCCTACCTACGACCGTTACTTGCTTGCAGCTTACCAGCGCCTCGACTTCGTCGGCCACGCTCAGAGCGCAAAAGAAACGTCAGTATGTTACGGTGTAAATATTACGCTCTAACGCTATTGGTAAATTTCTGTGGGGGCGAGGTAACAGGCTTCGCCCCCATTTTCATGTAGGCTGCTTATGTCGAAACTAATAACGCTTACTACTAACGACACGACAGCAGTACACAGTCTTGGGTCGCGCGGGCCAGGTACTTACTACGAAGACCTGTGGGCGCAGGACAATGCGATACTGTCTAGCGTCTACGTTGACGACTTGGAACAAGGCGCGTCTATAACAGTTACTTTTATCGACGTAGGGCTATCAGCAAAACCACAGGACGAAGTAGACCTAGTAACCCACGGCACCATAACAGCCGCTGGCAGTGTCAGTAAAAAGAATGTCTCTGGCTTTCATAATCAGCCCAGAGTAAAAACGGTTATCAGCGGCGGCTACGTCAGCTACGGTCACTGGGTCACGCTCAAGAGTGAAAGCCTACAGGCTGTAGCCACAGGCGGCGGTACGAGCGCAAGCGAACCAGGCGACACGACGGTATACACCGGCATTACGTCGGCTAACGTCGTTACAGTCGTACCGGAAGTAGCAGCTAACCGCATACTTAACATGTCGGTATCTGTCACTATAGACCAGCCGTTTGCTGTGCGCTTGCAAGTGTCGATAGACGGCATGGCAAACTGGATACGATTAGCCCCTGGCGACAGTTTTTCGATAGCGCCGAAGGGCGAAATTAAACAAATATATCTAGACGGCGGTAACGCTCAAGTCGGGTACGAGATAGTATTACAGACGTTGGTATAATGGATTACCCTCACTACACGCGCAGGCCAACGGCTAATCAGGTAGCTGTAGACGCCGACACGCTGGGAATTGAAGCCCAGAATGTACAGGATGCGTTAAGGTATCTATTAGAGCGTAACGTCCCAACGGTCGGCGGTAGCGGGCCGATAAGAGTAGAGCTACGCACTATCACCGAGCAGGAAGCTGCAGACAATGCGCTTATGCTGTCGGTCGCAATTGCAGACTACAGTAACGTCGCCTTCGACATTATGGGTGGGGTCGCTCAGCTACTAGGCTACGACTTTACCGTAAGCGCTGCTCGTGTCGACTGGGGCATGGGAGAACTAGCCGACCTACTGACTGCTGGCGACGTAGTGCGCCTGATCTATACAGCAGTACCAGAGTATAAGATAATATACGTGACACTAAGCGAAGCCATGATAGCGGCTAAAGAAGTCGCTTTACCCTTACGCGCATCTTACCCCGACCAAGTCGTAGTGGACGTAATCGGCGGATGTTCTCAGTTTTACGGCGTCGACTATACGTGCGACGGTCTTAAGCTATCTTGGTCTGGCCTTGACCTTGAAACGCTACTCGATTCAGGCGATCATATTCGTATCGCATTTCTTGGATAAATTAAATTTACTTTACTGTGCTGTTTAACTGCTGGCGTAATATTGCGTCGGCATTTTTGGAGTGTAAATAATGAGTCGTATGCTGAAGAAGTTTATTCGCCCCGACGCTATCGACGGGTCGAAAATCAAGCTACTGAATAGTGAGGCCCTGCGCGCTTCTGCCGCTGACGGCGTTAGCGTAATCAGTATTCTTAAAGTTAACGCTAGCGACGTGCCAGAGTTTCTTACTCTGCCAATCGCTACCCAAGACCCTACCGACGCGCAGCATTTAGCTCGCAAGGGTTACGTTGACCAGAAAATTGCCGACCTAATCGGGGCAGCGCCTGCGCTTCTCGATACCCTGCAGGAATTAGCTGCTGCTCTGGGTAACGATGAAAATTTTGCTACCTCACTTGCTACCCAGCTAGGCGCTATCCGCGACCGTTTGGATACACTCGAAGGCGGCGTATCTGTCGAGGGTTCTGTAGCTAAGGCAGCTAAGGACGCACTAGACGCTGCTAAGGCGTACACCGATGACGAGGTTCTACTAGACCGTAACCGCCTTGATACGCTCGAAGGCGCAGATACTGTAGCTGGCAGCGTTGCTAAAGCTGCTAAAGACGCATTGGACGCGGCTAAATCTTATGCTGACGGCGTCGAAACCAGACTAGACGACCGCCTTGATATAATCGAAGGCATCGGCGAAGGGTCGGTAGCTAAAGCCGAAGCCGACGCTAAAGCTTATGCCGACACTATCCAAACTGCTCTAGACGACCGCCTGGACGTTCTTGAAGGCAGCGGCGAAGGTTCTGTAGCTAAGGCTGAAGCCGACGCAGTCGCTCATGCTGACGGCCTTAATACTGCGATGGACACGCGCGTAGATTCTATCGAAGCCCTAGCGTTCCACAAAGAGAAAAAAGTTATCGGCCAGATGGAAGTTATGCAAGGCTACGTTGACCTTGCCCATGAAGCTGTCGCTAACTCGACCTTCATCTTCGTTCAAGGCGGCGGATACCTCTACGAAGGCGACGATTACAGCCTGTCTGTAGTTGGCGAAGTTAGCCGCGTTACTCTGCTGGGCGACTTCGCAGCAGGCGGCGTAACAGCGCTCGAAAACGGCGACGTTCTGGCTTGTCAGTATCAGTACGATAGCGTTGGTAGCGGCGGTAACTCAGGCGGCGGCGGTGGCGGACTAGCGCCCAATCTCGATTTAATGAGCGCGTTTGAATCTGGTAGCAACTACAGTATATATTGGAGTGTAACGAACCCAGGTACTACATATGTAGCAGTAGTCGTATCCGGCCCAGGCTGGACGTTAGTTGCGGGCGCTGGCCTTGCATCGGCGGGCTACGGACAAGTTGATAAAGCACTCCTTACAAATGGCAATAGCTACCGCCTGAAACTGTATACCGACATGTATCTAACGACTGCGGTCGATCCTCAAGTTATCAGTGCCCAGTCTTTTACTGCGTCGATCTCTAGCGGCGGCGGACCAACTACGATAACCGGCGGCATGCCTCCATATACCGTTATGGGATCAAACGCATCTCTCACTTGGACTATAGCAAACGCGGCAAGCTATCCTTTTGTTGCACTATTTGAAGTTACTGGCATGGTGCCATTCCAGTCATTTACTAAGGTGCAGCAATTAAATTCCGCATCTGCAGGCGCTGGCATCGTAGCTTTATCGGCACTTGATCCAGCTAAAAGCTATGTCGCTGGTTTGCAAGCACTGGAAGCCGATCTAACACCTTCCTACTGGACAGGTAGTTTCCAGGTTTCTCAAGGGACTGGCGGTACGCCGCCAGCACTGCCGCGCATCGATAGTGCTAGCTTCGGAGCACTTAGCACAGTTATGGGCGTAGATAAAATCGCCGTAAACTGGACACACAGCGACACCGGTGGGATGCAGCAGGCTATTCTGCAGTATTATAACCCTGCAAACGGCGGCGACTGGGCAGCGGGCGTACTTCTCGGCAATATCACGGCTGACACTGCATTAGTCGACGTATCGTCGCTAGTAGACGCCGGACACTACCGCGTAGCGCCAGTGCCTAACCCAATAGACTTAACCGCCTTCGGTTACCCATGCGTCGATTTTATCTATACTGCGACGCCTGCATTTAACATCAACGGTACAGGAGTAACCCAGAACGAGTTCAGTACTGTTTCTGATTTTGGTTTCCTGACGTTGATTAAGAGAGCGGAAGACAGGACTGCTCCGAACTACTGCCAATTAACTTCTACTAACGTGCAGTTTAAATTTCTTAACATCGTTAACGCTCCCGGTAACGGCGGTTCTGCTGAGATGCAATCCGGACCCAGCGACGCAGACTTAAGCGCGTGGATTGTAAGCGGTACGGTTCCAGCCGGTTTGCAGGAATACTCGCGCAATGATAGTGGTAATACCCTTTATAACCAGGGCGGTGCAGCTTCCTGGTTAATCGCTACTAACACGAACGCGCAATGGTACGAAGGCGACGTGGTTAAACTGCGCTCGATTTACAGCGGTTACATGTTTGTTAAAATCGTCAGCGTGACTAACTAATCATTAGTTAATCGTCTTACGGCGGGGGCTTAGGCCCCCGTTTTTTTGCCCACTAACTTTATCGAGGTAAGATTATGCGAATTATTTGGCCTATAGTTTTTGTCGCTCTCATGTCTTGCGGTAGAGATAAAGAAAAACCAAAGCAGCCGCCAGCGCCTGCGCCGACTCCGCCCCCGACGCAGCCTAGCCCGCCAACTAACGGCGGCGGCGGTAGTCCGTTCCCGTTCCCTATTCCTGGCTTCCCTTCTATACCGGGAATTCCAGGCTTCCCGTCGCCTGGTAACCCACAGCCGCCAGAGCAGCCAGCGCCTGAACCCACTAACCCTGATACCGTCGCGCAGCTTGTAATCGAAATTAATCGGGCCAGGGCGTCGCGTGGTCTTAGCCAGATTACTGTAGAAGATAAATTGACCTGCGCTGCACAGCGTCACGCTAACGACGTGGGAGTAAAGCGCTCGTGTAGCCACAGTGGGTCTGACGGTTCTAGTCCGTGGGCGCGCGCTAGCGGCTGCGGTACATCGGCAGACGGCGAAATCATAGCGTGCGGACAGGGAACGCCTAAGCAAGCTGTCGACGCTTGGACGAATTCGCCAGGTCACGCCGCTATCATGTACGATAGAAACCAGTCGGTAGTCGGTGCAGCCATGGTTAATAATTATTGGGTCGTAATTTGGAGGTAGGTTAGATGCGGCGTGTTCTCGCATGTCTTACAGTTCTTACGCTAGTGCTAGGATGCGACAACGGCGGTAACTCTGACACCACAGAGCAAGCGCCTAGCGTACCAGGGCCTGTGCTTCCACCAGAGCAGCAGCCGACACCTGGCGGCGGTATCGTAGAGCAGCAGCAGTTTATGGTGTTCCATAACCTTAAGCGCTGCTGGCACGACGCACCAGATATTAAATGGAATGAATCACTGGCACAGACAGCGAGAAACCACGCCGCTACATGCAGCGGAGCTAAAGACCCCTTGCTAGATTCTAGCTACGGCGAATCGGTCGCACTAGGCGCAGGTCTAGACGTAATCAAGGCGCAGGACAATTGGTACATAGCGGGAATATTTTACCCATACGGTCAAGCTACCGGCCCCGACAGCATGGCTGAATTCTCCCAAATGGTCTGGCGATCTACCGAGTACGTCGGCTGTGCGTCGGCGTCTTGCGCTAGCGGTAACTTTTACGTCTGCAGGTATTACACTAAAGGCAACACGCCAGGAAGCTACGCCGATAATGTACACGCTCTTACTGCTGAGTTTTACAAATGCAGCGGCATGTCTAGGTAGTACATGCTGGGGCCAGGTATACTATTACAGGTCATGGGGTGATGTCTTAGCCCTGGACGTGCGTACGTCTGGGGCTATTTCGTCTGGCTTCAGGTACAGGCCACAGCCGTTAGACGAGCGCCCTATCTATACGTCGGTAGACCCATGTAGACTTAACGGCGTTCCTCTTAGTGTCGACGCGGCCCAGTTCTGGGACAGCCATAGGATTAACTTCGTCGCCCAGTGTGCGCGAGTTAACGGACGCCCAGTAATTAACTATGCTGCCGTCGTTTATAACTACAGTTTCTAAGGCAGAGTAATCTACGCATGGCCCTTGCAGTAGTAACCATAGTCGCCTAGGCTAGTAAAAACTAAAGGGCTACAGCAATGAAACTACGATTCACTGGCGACACTGCTAGCGTTCTGCTCACTAAACAGCCTAGCTATTTTATCGTCGCAGTTAAACCTGGCGAAGTATTCGACGTACCGGAAGACGTAGCAGCGACGCTTATAGCTACCTTTGGGAAGCTAGAACTAATACCCGAGGAATCTAAACCGAAACGCCGCGTAAACTTCCAGGCCAAAGGCGAGTAACATGCCGCTTATATCGTCAGCGCTAACGACGCTAGAGGTAGCCAGGTCGCATCTGAACGTACCGAACGTCGACACGTCGCAGAATGCACGCATCGAGCTACTGATTAACGCCGCGACGCAGCGCATCGAAACGATAACCGACAGGCAGCTTAAAGAGCGCCCACAAGTTGAGTACAGAAACGGTCGGCGCAGTAATATACTGCTGTGCAGGCAGTGGCCGGTAACGACGATTCAACAAGTATACGTCGACCAGTCTAATCAGTTCGGAGAACAGTCGCTACTTGACCCTAGCGCCTACCGCGTTAGCGACGAGGGTAACGGAGTAATCTTACTTAACCAGTATTTCGAGCAGGGCTACTACAATATAAAACTAGTTTACTGGGCGGGATATAACTCAACTTATCATCCAGGTAAAATGGCAGAGCTAGAACTAGCCTGCCTTTGGCTTGTAGAATGGTACTACCGCCACCGAGAACGCGGCGACATGGGGCGCGTATCTAAGTCTAAAGGCGACGAATCGGTAGGGATCCTAGCTGCTATGCCGCCTATGATTAAAGAAATACTGGACGACTATAAACGGCTAGAGTTTGACCTAACCGATAGGGCTAATGCTGGCGCATGATAAACGAAAAAAAAGCCGACGAATTAATTAAGCGCCTGACAGATAGGCTAGAGGCCCTGCGCGCGTCTGGTATCAAGGGCGTTAGGGTCGGTTCGTTCGGCGTACCGTATGCCGAGTTTCACGAATTCGGTACTGATTGGTCTGAGAAGATGGCCTGGTTTATTCTGCGTATGGGTAAGCAGAACGGCGCAGCGTCTAAGCGCAAGCGCGATAAGAGCAAGGGCGTAATCGAATTTGATTACACCGGCGACGTACTCAGGGCTCGAATTAAAAAGCGTCCATTTTTGTTTAAAGCCCTTGAACAGAACCAAGAAAAGGTCAGGGCTATCATGGCTAAAATGTCGGGAGAAAAACCGATAGGTATTGACGTAGCTATGATTCGCATAGGTACGCTACTTGAAGCGCAGATAGTAAGAAACATTCGGGACAGACGCGAAGGCGGGTCGGCTAGAGGCCCCATGGTCGGACGTACTGGCGCTCTGCTAAACTCCATTAGATACGAGCTAATCAAGTGACTATTAAACAGCAGATAGCGAACGCTATAGTCGAGAAGCTAAAAGCTATACCTACGCTTAAAAGCGTGGAATTCGACAGAGTACGCTTACGGGCCGACGACTTTACGTCGGTCGACTGTCCTGCGGTACAGATTATAGATATCGCTGAAACGGTACAGCATGAGCACAGCAGAGCTAAGAAGACGTGGCAGCTAGCACTTGAGATAGTTCTACGCTCGACGAGTGATACGCCCGTTAGTCAGATAGACCTATGGTCTACGCAGTACGCGGTAGAACGCAAGCTATGGTCTATACCTAATCTTGCAATACCAGGGGTAATACATCTAAGATATCTTGGAAGTCAAACCGACCTGCATTTACTAGAGCCGTTTTATTTCGTCCGCATGGACATCGAAGCACTATTTTACGAGCCGCTAACGGCGGACAATTAAGGAGCGATTGGACATGGCTAAGAACTATGCGGATATTTACGGTTCAAGTAACGACAGCTTGTCGCTAGAGCAGCGCTGGTATGCCGTCGAGGAAACAACTCGTGGCGTAATCGCTCTGCCACAGAACAGCGATTTCTTCTGGACGCTGGGCGGCGGTAGCATTAGCTACACTCAGGCCCTAGAATCGTCTAGCCACAGGTCAGGCCGTAGCCACGTTTCTACAATTAAAAAGAAAAAAGAAACCAGCTTTAGTTTCTCTACTTACTTCAATATCGACGAAACGCTAGTAGCTGCTTCAGCTACTGAGATCGATACGGCCAACCGCGTATTTTTCAAGTCATTGCTGGGCAAGGAATACACAGCGCCACACTTGAAGTACACGCATGAGAAGGCCCCAGATTACACGTTCTCGCTATTTGAAGTCGGCGACAAATTCGCCCGTATTTCACGCGCTGGTTTTATTCAAGGCGGTAGCATCGGACTACCAGGCGACGGCGAAGCTAAGGTAGACTGGACGGGTAACGCTGCCGATGCGTACTTTGTCGGTATCGGTAAATCTGTCGTCGACAATAGCGGCGGTAACACTGTTACCTTGCAAGCTGGCGACGCCGATAACTTCCCAGTTGGGTCGCCGGTAATGCTAGTTATGGCTGACGGCGTAACACGCTCTGGCGATACAGCTACCGGAACCGCACGTACAGTTCTAGCAGTGTCTGGTAACGTCGTTACTCTAAGCGGAACTGCACTTACCGACGCTGACGGTACAGACGGCGGCGTATACCTTAGCTACTACGAACCAGCAGCGCCTAACGGAATTAATAATCCTGTAACTGGCCTGGTCGGTTCGATGACAGTAGCAGGCATTACGGCTACTAAATTCCGCAGCGCTACGATTAACGTCCAGAATAATCACGAAGTAGTAGATTACGTTTTTGGTACAGACGGCCTAGCGTCGCCGTTCTTTGTGCCAGGTTCGCGCGTTACTTCTACCGTAACCGTCGAAGCTAACTTAAACGCCGAAACAATTAAGCTGTTCAACCGTCTGCAAAAATTTGAAGCACAGGCGCTAGAAATCGTTCTCGGTAACGCTGCTGGTCGCCATATGAAAATTACCCTACCGAAGATTTTCTTCAAGATTCCTGGCTTCTCTGTTCCAGATAGCGGCAGTATTCCAGTGTCGTTTGAAGGCGACGCTTACGCTACCAGTCTAGACGCTTCGGACAGTATCAAGGTCGAATTTAAATAATCACAGTTTACCGAATTATTGATACAGTGGGGGTAATATCCCACTGTATTTTTTTTTGGAGTAAAGACCATGGCGCTTAAGTTACCGTCAAGTACCGACACGTTTAAAGTTATCGCTAGAATTGATACAGCGGTAACGTGTTCACAGGATGACTACAACAGCTACCTCGACACTCTAGACGAATCACTGCTTAAGCTAGAGGCAGAACCTACGCGCTTTATCTTGCGCAAGGTCTTACCCTACCGCGCTGCGCAGGGCGTACAGAACCAGCAGTTCCGCTACGCAGGCGGCGAAGTACACCTACAGCCAGCCTTTATGCTAGAGGAAGTCCGCTGCAGTATTGTCGGCGTCGAGAACCCGCAGACAGTCGCCCCAGAAGACCGTTTAAACTGGGAAGCCCACAGCGATAGCTATACGTCGTTCGACCTTATGGCGAAGCTGCAGGGCGCAGGCGTCGTAATGGACTTGTACCGCGCGCGCCAGTCTGCTGTCGGCCCTAAAGAATCTGCCGAGACACTAAAAAAAAGATAGTAGCGCTAGCAGAACTAGGCTTCGCAGACCACGCAAAGCTTAAAGCCGAGGGTAGGAATTTCGACTGTGCTAAATGCCCAGCTAAGATTCAGACCCTTCGGCGCTGCCGCGAAGACAGGGACGACTTCACCGACGACGACGGGTCGGCGTTCCCGATGTACATTCACAAGAATGGTACGCTCTACGGCTTCTGTCCTGGTAAAGCGACTTGGGACTATGAGGCGGTAGGGCTTTATCGGCTTTTGATAGTCGCCGCCCACACTGGTAGTATGTTGGATAAAGGCCCGCTATCAGACCAGGCAGAATACTGGATAGAACTACTCGCGTGGTTTTTGCCGTTTTACGACGACCAGAAATTTATTAGCAGAGCTAGAATGATTCTAGGCGACGGCAGTAAGAAGGGCTAAACCAGAGGGGCGATACCGTGGCAGTTACCAAAGACCAGCTTATTATTGAGATAGCAGCCAATACCGATAAGGCTGTGGCTGGTATTGAACAGCTAGTTACGCTTGCGAACGACTTTAAGGTAAGAACTGCCGAACTGTCGGCCCAGTACGCCAGCATGTCAGAAAAAATTAACTCTAGCTCGCAGTCGGCTATCAGCGCGATGAATGGCGAAATCGGCGTTATCAAGGTTCTAGGTAACGAATTCGATAAAGTAGTAGCTAACCGCATGCAAGCTGCTGAGCAGTTAAAAGCCGCGCAAGCTATGATGTCATCATACGCCGAACTAGGGTCGCCCGACCCAGAGGCCGAGAAGTCGATAGCCGCAGCGAAGCAAGCTGGGATTAACGCCGAACTGCAGGCGCTAGCTTTAAAAGACCGGACGCTTAAGACGTTTTCGGCGACTAGCGAAGGTCTTCAGATTCAAGAACTACGGCGAAGCGGGCAGCTAGTCGAAGCTGTAAAGCTAGAAAATCAGATAGAGCTACGTGCATTCGACGAGCAGGTAAAAGGGCTTCGCGCTGTAGGACAACTACGCGAGCAAGACATAAAGCTAATCGACGCTACCAGGGCGGCTATGGTTCGCCAGGGCGACGCTAAAGTATCTGGGGCGCAGAAGCCAGACGTCGTCGTCGCCCTGCCAAAGCCAAAGGCAGATTTTAGCGGGGCGTTTCTTAAGATAGGCGCAGTAATCGGTACTGCTACGGCTGCGTATTACGGTTTTAAGAAGGTACTAGAGTCTACAGTAGGCGAGTACAGGAAGGCGCAGGACGGCATTACGTCGCTGTCTAACTCGCTCAAGATTATGGGCGAGCAGAACGTAGAGGCGAGCGTAGAGCGCTTTAAGCGGCTGTCTGAGACACTGCAGAACACGACGACGGTAAGCGACGACCACGTTATAGCCCTGGCAAGTCTTGGGGTAGCAGCGGGTAAGAGCGACGTACAGATAGAAAAACTTATCAAGGCTTCGCTAGATTTAGCCGCAGCTACAGGGCGCGACGTAGATACTACGTTCCAGGCATTACTAAACACGTACAAGGGCGTAGCTCGCGGTATAAGCGATATCATGCCAGAACTACAAGGTCTTACAGCGGCGCAGCTTAGAAACGGCGACGCCGTCGATTACGTGTCTAAGAAAATGGGAGGGTTCGCCGAGGCAGCGTCGGGCACTTACGCCGGTCAAATAGAACAATCTAAAAACATTATTAGCGATATTTCAGAGACTATCGGCATGTCGCTATCTGAAGGCTTTAACCTTAGCGACGGGACGGCGTCTTTTATCGCTGGCCTAAAAGAAATACGCGACGCCTTGGCGGAGAACGGCGCAGCTATAGCCGGTATTATGGCAAGTATTAAGACCGTATTCGCCAACGTGTTTAACTTCATAATGGCTAGTGTGGCTAAAATTGCAGCGTCGTTCGCTGGGTTTTTCTCAATGCTGGCAGGCGTGGGCGAGTATGTCGGAATACCGGACACCATAAGCAAGGCGCTAGAAAAAACGCAGCAAGACGAGCGCAAGCGCGCCGAGGAATACTGGGGAGAAATTAAGAATGTCACAGACGAAGGAACAAAGGCGCTAGAGCGCTATATCAAGTCTAGTGAGAAGTCAGCGAAGCTAGCCGATAAGCCTAGCCGCAGACCTACGTTGACCCCAATCGTTTCGGCAGACGCGAAAGGCCAGCTACAAGAACTAATTAAGATGCGCGACAGCCTAGCGCTGCAGGTTAAACACTCAGACGATAACGAAATACAGGCGATCTATACTAAGGCTGAAGCCGAGAAGCTGCAGGTAGACGAAATAAAGTGCAAGCTACAGGCCGAAGCTGCGTTCGGGCCAGTCGCTCAGAAAAACTACGACGCTATAGTAAACATGCTGAAGGCCAGAGCTAACGGCGAAGCGGATAAAAAGCGCCTAGACGCTCTTAATAAAGAACTAGACATTACCGACCAAATGGCATCGGCTGCAAAGGCAGCAGGTGCTACGCAGGCGCAGCAGATAAAAACAGCAAAAGAATTTGGAGTAGTACAGATTAATCTGCGCGAGCAGGAAGCACGCCGCCACGGTCTTATCACTGACGCTTTGATGCAGCAGTACAGTATACAGAGAGACATAGCGGGTAAGGTCTACGACGACCAGATAGTTCAGCTAGCTAAGCAGCGTACTTATATGGGCGGCATGATTTCGGACGCCAGAGAATTTTACGGCATTATGTCTGCGGCTACCGGCGTACTGGCTAAGGAAGCTGGCGACGGTCTAGAAAAATCGCTCGTGGCTGCCATTGCAGCGGCGCGTAATCTGCTCGACATGGCTAAGCCAGATAAAGAGCAGGCAGGCCCGCCGAAGTCTGAGAAGGCTGACACTAGTTTCATCGGTTCGACTGTATCTAAAGCAGCCGAACAGTGGGGCGCGTTCTCTGGCAAGATAGCTGCAGCGCAAGAACAGTCGCTAAGCGCTAACATGTCTTCTATGGCAGGCGGTCTAATGTCTGCCGGTGCGTCTATGGGTACTGCAGTTCTCGGCGTAGCAGGCATGATAGCCGAAGCGCCTGCAGCTATATTAGGCGCGGTCGACAGTCTTACTGGAATAGTTCAAGGCTTAATGGAATTCCCTGCGAAGCTAATCGAAGGGCTATCTAACCTAGATCAGATGTTAACTAAAGCGCTCGAAAGTCTGCCCGATGCTGTTCAGAAAATGTTGCAGAAATTACCTGCGCTACTGATTTCAATTGTTTCAAAAATCGGCGACTTCATAGTTATGATAGCCGAGCAGCTACCCAAGATTGTCGAGGTATTAGCCGAATCTCTGCCAGAGCTAATTTCGGTAATTTTATCCAAGCTACCTAATATTGTCGCAGCTATTTCAAAGGGTATCGCTAAAGCTAGCTGGGCTTTGATTACCGGATTATTTAAGGGAATAGTTAATTTACTTAAGGGCGTTAAAATGCCTAAGCTGGTCGATACCGACAAGATCGGTAAAGACCTTGGTAAAGAAATAAAAAAACTTACCGGCGCAGCGTCTAAACTGTTCGACGTTAGCGACATGGGTAAGGCTGCTAAGAACAGCATTGGCGGCGGTTCCGACATTGGTAAGCAGATAGCCGAAGCTACCTCTAAGGCCGGAATGAATTTATCTAAAGGCTGGAAGTCCATGATGAGCGCGCTAGGCGATACCTGGCACGACGTACTAGCAGCCTTTGGTATGGCTACCGAAGCATTTAAGGTAGGCGTCGGTTTCTTTAAGGAAGCTGCTGGCATCGTCGGCGGCGTACTGTCGAATACTTTTAAAGTCGTCTGGGAACTAGGGCGGACGCTGTTCCAGAATGCTGGCGCTATATTCGGCGCTATCTGGAACGCAGGCAAGGCGGTATTCGCCACGGTAACAGACGCCTTCGCTGCAGTGTGGCAGGTCGGTATCGACCTGTTCGCAAGTCTTGGTAGCGTCTTCGGCGCTGTGTGGGACGCGGCTAAGACTGTGTTCGATGCTATTACAAGCGTGTTCTCTGCGCTATGGGACGTAATAGGCTCAATCTTTCAAGGCTGGAACGCCACGCAGGAAGCTTTGATAGGGCTTTGGGATGCCATGTTTAAAGGCGTTACTGCGATATTCGGCGCTGTCTGGAATGTCGGCCAAGCCCTATTTGATCACGTAGGTAAGATTTTTGAATCAGCGTGGTCAGTGGGACAGATTCTATTTGATACGATTAGCAGCATTTTCGCTACTGTCTGGGAAGCAGGTAAGTCGGTAGTTAATTTATTCTCAGAAGGCTTTAAGGCTATCTGGTCTGGCTTCGCTGCTGTGTTCAGTATGTTCTGGGACGGGTTCCAACAAATCTGGTCTTTAGGTGAGCAGGCCTTCATTAAAATAAAAGGCATACTAGACCCGCTTACTGGCGCTCTCGGCGACTGGTTTGACAAGACAGTTAAATTCTTTAAAGAGCTAGACCTAGGCGGACTAGGTATGAAGCTCTGGGAAGGAATTAAAAAAGGTCTAGAGGGCGCGGGTGAGATTTTCAGTAAACTAGGCGGCAAGATATTTGACGGCTTAAAATCTGGGCTAGACGGTCTTGGTAATGTCCTGAGCAAGCTGTTTAAATTCGACGGCGGCGGCAAGGGTACTGTTGAGAATTTCATCGGTATGGACTTCCCTTTTATCTCATTCTCGAAGGGCGGTCTTGTTCCTGGCGCTGCGAGTGTATCCGGCGACAGCATGTCGAACGACACTGTCCCAGCGCTCTTAAGCCCTGGTGAGGTAGTCTTGCCGCGCTCTGTGCTGGGCGATGAAGCCTTTAGGCGCATGGTAATGATGAAGCTAGCGGGTCAAGAGATCCCTCGGTTCGCTAAGGGTGGCGTTATCGGAAAGGTAGTATCTAGCGGTAAAAAAGCAGGCGGCGACATTGCCGACACTACGAAAAAAGCGGGCGGCGACATAGCCGACGCCGGTAAAGCAGCGATTACCAGTATCACCGACGCTCTAGTTCCCGACTGGGTTCGCAGCCTTTACGATAGCGTTTCACGGTTCGCCCCCAATATCGACGTTACTAAACTAGTAAGCAATCCTGGTAAAGAAATTAGCAGCGCTCTAAAGTCGGTGGTAAATTCGACGCTAGCGCCATTTATAAAGCAGGTTCTAGCCGCTCCAAAGGGCTTCGCTGACGGCGGCATGGTAGGCGGTACTGGCAGCGGCGACGTGATTCCAGCCATGCTTACCCCTGGCGAATTTGTGCTTAAAAAATCGGCTGTAGATAACATCGGCGTACCTACTCTGAGTGCTCTAAACGGCGGCGCTAGTCTATCAGGCGGTGGTTCTGGGGCGACAGTCGTTAACGTAACGCTTAATATCGAAGCAAGGCAGAATATCGACGAAGCATTTATTCGCCAGCGCGTAATACCAGTAATTAAAGACGAGTTTAAGCGTAGTTCGCTCGACGGTCGGGCTATAGTTTACGCCAGCGGAGTACGCAAATAAGGGTTAACCAATGCTAGTTGGAAGCGACGCGGATTACGGTTATCTACAAAGACCATACCTAGCAGATTTCTACTTGAATCAAGTAGCGCCTGCAGCGCTTCCTATGCAGATTTCGCTTAATCCTAGTGTCGCTAAAGCTACTCGCGCTTCAGTCGTTAGATCTGTAGGCGGTCGCACTAAGTCGACTGGGGTAAGCGTCTTTAGGCAGGTTAACGACGATAAGGCGATAGGCGCACAGATTCTATTTGTACGTTCTAAGTCTTTAAAGATGCAGGTTAGGCGGACACTCTACAACACGTATAACCTGCGCGTACTCTGGGACATGGCTAGCAGGGGTACTACCGGCAGTAACTGGACGGTACGCAGCGGAACCGTCGTATCTGGCGACTTCGGAGTTAATAACCTTAATACCGATATCGTCGAAGAACAGTTTCGCATGGCGTCCAAGATTGGCCCAGAAATTCAGTGTGACACGCAGGTAGCTTCGGGCGTCTACGTCGATACGATAGCCATTCTTAGCCATAATCTAAGCGTGTCTGGGTCTATTACGGTCACTGCGTCGAACGAACTAGGGTTTAGTAACCCAGAAATCTTAGAGCTAAAGCCAGACGGTACAGAGAACCTTATCTATATTAGCCCGACGCTACCACAGTCTGCTTACAGATACTGGCGCTTTACGTTTAACGACACTGCGGGCGGACAGCTAAAGGTAGGGGCTATTATATTTGGATCGGCTTCTATTCTTGAAGGCGAAAACGTCGTAGCTACCATAACGAAGACGCCTAAGCACTTCGCCGACAAGGTACAAACCGAGGGCTTTACTGCTGTCAGTAACGACAGGGCGCTTAAGAACGCTGTTAGCCTTGAGTTTAGAAACCTTGATTACTCAAAAACTAATTACTCTCTGCTTAAAACGCTGTTCGCTTACTGCCGGACTAGTCTTAAGGCCCTTTGGATACCTACGCCGAGAATGCCTACGCGGTTTGCAGTGTTTGGTAAACTGCCTTCTATACCTTCGGAACAGCATAACGCTATTTCGGACGACGCCGACTACGTGTCGTTCAGCGTGGAAGTAGACGAGTCACTATGAGCGGCAAGGATAGACGCAAATATTTGACGGCGACGGTTCTAGATCAAGACCTGCTAGACTGGTCGCACGATAATTTAGAGTGTCGTCTTGAAATTGTCTGCGATATTGAAACAGGCATAGAAACAATTTACGTATCAGACCGTAATAAGTACGTCGTTAACCCAGACGGCAGCGGGTCTTTTTATCAGGCGCGTACTAACATCCCTGTAATCACTCGAACGCTAGGCGACTGGCTAGTACCAGAACTGCAATTTTCTACCATTACGCTGTCTATTAGTAACGTCGATGGCAAGTATAACCGCTACCTACCAGGCGGCGCGGATTATAGCCCTTGGATTAATAAGAGCGTGTCGGTAAGAATGGGACTAGCCGAGCTAGGTAGCAGCTATTTTAATATCTTTAGCGGCAGAATTACCGACGTTGGCGGTATGAAGCGCGACATAAAGGCCGTAACAGTAGTAGCCCGCGACGTGTTCGACAGCATGCTAGCCGACTTCCCGCGCGACGTACTGACTAAAGCGCCTGAGACATTCCCATACCTAGAAGACAGTAACGTAGGTAAATACCTTCCCGTGATTTATGGCGACTGGACTACCTCTCTAGACCCCGATAAGGCGACCGTACCTGCGCTAGTGATTAACGGCGCAAGCCCCTACGTCTACGGCGACGACGACGTTCTACCGGATGCCCAGCGGCAAGACGTAGAACTGCTGGTTACTAACCAACCACTGTCGTACTTAGATACCGCGAACGTCTACCTTAAGGCGTCCGACCAGTGGTACTTAGTGCCGTCGTCGCAAGTGACGGCAGTGGGTACAGGTAACAACCGTTTCAAGGTTAAGCAGCTTGGACTATGGAAGGGCGGCGAAGCTTATAAATACTCGCAGGGCGATACGTTCTACGTCCGAGTAAAAGGCAAGGACTTAGGCGCGTACACCGATAACATTGTGTGGCAAGCGAGAGACATACTTATAACCTACGGCGGCGTCGACCCTGCCAGTTTTGGCAGTACCTGGCAGCAGTACAGAGACAAGGCAGCGCCAGCACAGAGCGCTATAGCTAATATTAAATCTAGAATCTGCGAGAACGAACCGAAACCCGCGATACAGTACGCCCTATCGCTACTAGAGCAAGTCAGGCTAGAAGCTTTTATATCGCGCGACCAAAAGCTAGCGATTAATAGCTTGCACTTTGAAGACTGGACGCCGCGAGATTTTACCCTAACCAACTTCGACGTAGTCGCCGACACGTTTAGCCCTTACCTAGACGACAGGGCTAACTTCAATCGGGCTAGGGGCACGTTCGACTATCACCCGTCGAGGGGCGAGAGCGCGCAGAGCACGCCGGTACTTAAGAACGTGTCGGCTATAAGTAGTCTAAGCGGTAAAGAAATCAGTAAACAAATTACATTCCCGAATTTGTACGACGCTGCTACCGTAAAGGCGCAGCTAACAGAAATTTTAAAAATTAGTAGCTCCGCTATGGAGTACGCGCAGCTAAGCGTAACGTGGCGTAGCGCCCTTCTGGAACTGGGCGACATAATCTACCTCAATATAGATATCGGTAGCGTCGTTTTTGAGAACGTGCCAGCCATGGTACGAGAAATCGGCTACGACCCGCAGGGCCTAAAGCTGCCGCTAAAAGTCTGGGTACTACAGTTATGTCCTTATAATAATGGTTCGACCGTCTACGCCGGAACGACTGGCGGCTACAGCGCGACGATAACAACAGAGGAGTTAGTGTAATGGCAGCGGTAACATTGACCATAAGCAGTAGTCAGGTTCGTACAGACGGCGACGTAGCGGACGCTCTTAGCGGCGGTTCACTGGGCGCAGACTTAGGGCAGGCGACTAACCAAAGTTATTCGCCGCTGTCGGGCGCTCAGACTGATAACGGCGGCGCGAAGCTGCTTTATATCCGCTCTAACGCCGCTTACGACCCCATTACTAACGTCGGTTTTTACGTGTCCAGCTACACTGGAACCTACGGCGGGCCTGGTACTAGTACACCGGCTGCAGATTTAGCGATTATCGTAGCTGCAGGCGCTGCCGATGCGGGCGGTACAGCTAATAACACTGACGGCCTTAGCAGCGGTCTGCATGTAGACATGAGCCATAGCATTAGTCAGGCCGGACAGTTTGCACCTACGAGAGAAACGAACGGCCAAAAGCGCGTTTTTGGTAAAACGTACTCTGCACAACAGCTAGGCATAGCTGGTAAAGAAATAACCTTGCATCCCGATGCATGTTTTTACCTATCCGGTAATACAAAGGTATCTGCTACTGGCGCACTATCCGGCAAGATTGGGATCGCAGGCGACCAGACGCTAGGAGATCAGGCAATGATACGCCTTCGCTACTACATGCCGACCAGTTCGACTAGCGGCGGTACGGTTCAATTTAATTTCGTCACGATTTATAGCTATACTGCATAAATATGAACGCTAACTTTGATAAAATACGCCTGCGCTGGCGGTTTAACTACGCTGCACGTCCGAGCAAGTACGGTATGTGGTCGCGCCCTGCTGAGCACGCGGCGGATATGGCTGCTTTTAATAACCAGAGCGACCTAGTTAGCGCCGAAATCGAAGCACAGGACATAGCGAGCGACCGGATTAGCGTCGTGGCTGAGTGTCCAGGTAGCGACTTCGTTAATTTCGAATGGGTAGCAGCAGCCATTGGCTTTACTGCGTCGGTATCGTCTATAGTTGGACTGACTCTAGTCACTAGAAGCGAGCGCAGCAGTGTGTACGTTGACGGTAGCGCGGCGGTTACTCATCGTTCGGACGCCGATAAGCAGATAAATCTAGCGACGTTCGGTAAATAAAGGGGCACGTTATGGCAGTCGTAGGTAAGGCTAAATTAGATCACCCGCCGTTAAACACGACCGGCGGCGCGTCGCTCTATAATTCTATCGAAGCGATCTATACTAAGATTTCAGACTACCTGCCATCGCGCTGGTTTGCCTATACTGCCGTCGCGGGCCAGACCTACACAGAAATAGAGCATAACCTACAGGTTCCGTTCGCTGACGTTAGAGTAACTGTCTATACCGTCAGTGGTTCAGTAACGACCAAAGTTACTAGCTTTACCAGTAGCGCAGGTCTACAGGTAGGTTCGTCTACGCTATGGCTAGTCGCTGCAGTGTCAGGATACGAGCAGACTAAGGTAGCTATTAAGCCGCCGACTGGCGGGCCGTATACGTTCTACGTGTTTATTAATCACTGCCCAGTCGACGATAAATTACCACTATCAGGCGGTACTCTTACGGGCGCACTTACTCTGTCGGCTGACCCTACGAGCGACTTGCAAGCGGCGACCAAGTCTTACGTCGACACTGTGGCGCAAGGGCTAGACCCGAAGGGTTCGGTTAGAGCAGCTACCACGGCAGGTATAACACTCTCTGGACTTCAGACGGTCGACGGCGTAGCGCTATCTGCAGGCGATAGGGTCTTAGTTAAAAACCAGGGCTTTCAATTCGATAACGGAATTTATCTGGTAGCGTCTGGCGCGTGGACTAGAGCACTAGACTTTAACGCTTGGACAGAAATACCAAGCGCGTTTGTATTCGTCGAGCAGGGAACCGCTCTTAAAGATTCTGGCTGGGTCTGTACTTCTGATCAGTTTGGAACGCTTGGAAGTAGTTCGATAATATGGGTACAGTTTAGCGGCGCTGGCGTTCTCGCTGGCGATAACTCTACTATTACCGTTAGCTCAAATACTATTAGCGCAAAACTCGACGCTACTTCGGCTACGCTAGCTTCTAGTGCTAGCGGTCTAAAAGTCGCTGACCTTGGAATTAAAGACGCTCACGTTTCATACTCTGCAGCTATCGCAGGTAGCAAAATTTCGCCTTATTTTAATACTACTCTGCAAGCGCCGACAATTTACGCAGACACGTTAATTCAGGCACCGACTTTAACTGCGTCAAGCAATCTAAATTTAGGCTGGTCTAGCCAACCTACGGCCCCTAGCGACGGCGCTAGAATTTACTGCCCAGACAATACAAATTTATTTTTCAAATCTGCTGCAGACGGTACTGCTAAGCAGCTTCTTACAGGTACATTCGACACCGACACGCTATCGGTAACAGATACAGCGCCGCTACCTGGACTAAGGAATAGAATTATTAACGGCAGTTTCTCGGTAGATCAGCGCTTTAACTTCGCTGGTACTACTCTAGTCGCCGGAACTAAAAAGCTTGTGTGCGATCGGTGGTGGGCTAAGGCTACTGGTTCTGCGCCAACGGTTACTGCGACACGCGGTAATGTTAGACTACGGGGCGCTCCTAGTTTAACCGCGCTGCAGCTTGGTACTTACATTGAATCGCTCAATACGTGGGACTTAGTTAATAAAACTGTAACGCTATCGTTCGACGTTATAGCTACTGGTAATGGCGGGGTAACCTTAGACGTATATACGCCAACGGCTGCAGATAACTACGCTACTAACACGTCGCTTTTTAGTGCAATTGTAACTACTGCTAATACTACGTCGCAGCGAGTGTCGGTTACGTTCAGCGCTGGGGCATGTAGCTTCGGCATCGGTATTACTATCAGTCTAAATACTAGTAACTTCCAGACTACAGTAACCTACTACGATATTTCTAACGTCCAGTTAGAAGTCGGCGGTAAGGCTACGGCTATGGAAGTACGTCCTTACGCTGTCGAGTTAGACTTATGCCAGCGCTACTACGTGTCTATCACAGACACCATAGCAAGCGGCATTACCCAGGCTACAGATACTAACGTAGACATATACGCGACGCTACCAAAGCCTATGCGTAGTACCACTGTGAACGCAGCATGGGCGGCGTTTACTAACGGCGTAACTGGTAACGCGGCGCAGCGTAACTTATCGGTCAAAGCGCTCTCTAGTGCTAACTGCTACGGGAATCAATTGTGGGCTACTGGTACGGTCGCCACAGGTATAACGGCGCTTAAACCCTGCCTAGTTAGGCTTAACGCCCTAGTCGTCGACGCTGAAATAACTCTAGTTTAATAGCTAAGTAAAAATAGAAATCAGGCGGGCTACGGCTCGCCTTTTTTCGTCGATTAGCTTCCTTCTAAGATTCGCGCTATAATTATTGCATCCCCATAAAACTTGCGAGGTCCAATGGACGACAGAGCTAGCAGGCTTACGTCGTTAGATCGCGTCTGCCTTATCGTATTAGCAGTAATTTTTTACCTGCTTATTCGTCTTCTGCAGACTGTGCAAGAAGACATAGGACAGATAGCGAGAGACTACGAACAGCTAGATAAGCGGACGCTAGAATTATCTAGTCGTCTGGAACAATTGGAAGGAACCACGGAATGAAAGAGACTATGGAAGTATTAGACCTGCTTAAAGTACTGGCTAAGTGTTACGCAGACGCTAAACACGACGGCGTCGTAAACTTCCTAGATATCCCTAAATTTATTCCCGCTCTAGAGCAGCTTTTTAAGGCGCTCGAAGGGGCTGAGAAAATCGAGGGCGAACTACGCCAGCTAGATATCGGCAAGGTTCTTTTAATTGGCGAAAAATTCCGCGAAATCGCCGCCGCTGTGAAAGGGTAAACAGTATGGTGCCAGACCTTTACGCTGCAGTAAATCACCTTGTCGACCCGCTCAGCATGTCTACTGGTCGTATGATACCCAAAGGCGTAACTGTGCATTATACGGCAGACGGTAGCGCTCAGGGCGCTATTAAAGCGCTGCGCGCCGAAGGTCTGGGCTACCATATTATTATCGACAGAGCGGGCGCTATTTATCAGACCTGTTACTTCAGCCACAGCGTAGCGCATGCAGGCGTAGCGAAGTGGAATAACCGCAGCCCTAACCGCGAGCACATAGCTGTAGCGCTAGTTAGCTGGGGCGCTGTCGCTAAAAAGGGCGACGAATTTGTAGCGTGGACGGGCGCGCCTATCCAAGCGTCGCAGGTAGCCAGAAGGCCAGGTAACCTGTCTAACTCGCTCTACCACTGGCATATAGCTACGCCGCAGCAAGAAGCTTCGCTTACGATGTTTTTACGTTGGTGTATTCTTAAAGGTATTAGTCACAAGGATATCTGTGGACACGACGAAGCGGCGATACCAGCGGGACGCAAGGCCGACCCTGGCGGCGTACTGTCTAAACTAATGGCGGAACTACGCGATGAAGTCAGCCAAAAACCAGGATGTTAAGGTGATTCTGATTTTTCGCTTTAAGGAAGGCCAATCGGTAAACATGATTTCAAGTAAGACCACAGCCGACAGCGGGCGGCGCGACGGTTTTACGGTTCAGCACCCAGTAAAACTAGAAAAAATTTGGTTTAGCTTTTACCAAATATTCCCAGATTTTAAGCGGAGTAAAATGGTCTACGAGTTTCGAGAGGTAGAAACTTGAAAATAATTCTGTTTATTTTCTCTCTGTTCATTGGCGCTACGGTCGCCGCAGGTCAAGAATCAGAATATTTTAAACAGCGCCGCGCCCTTGGGTTTATCGAATCGCGTAATATTCCTTCGGCTAAAAATAAGGTTACTTCGGCTTCTGGCAAGTACCAGTTTATGAAGGCGTGGGATAAGTTTTTTCAGCGTGAATGCGGCGTAACTTGGTCGTCGGTAGTTCCGTCCAGGAAGGCACCGGCTACAGTCACTGCGAGAATGAGCGCCGAGCAAGATAGGCTATTCGACGCTTACTACAGAGAGCAGGTTAAACCTTGGATAGCAGATGTTAGGCGACGCGGACTAGGTAAAAAGCTAGCCGACTACGAACTGCTGGCCCTTGCTCACAGGCAGGGAACAAAAGGCGCAGAACTGTACCTACGAACTGGGCGCGACCCATACAACGGAAAGTACGGTAACAGACACGTAGCGAGCCATCTTAAAGCGATGCGTAAAGCTATGGCGTTCGAGAAGTATCTAGATAGTCAGACTAACCTAGTGGGGGCTAAAGCATGATAGCGATAGTATTAGGCTGGTATCTGTCGGGCGTTCTGTCGTACCTGGCGCACTGCTGGGCGAAAGGTGAGCTACTACTAGGTGATGTTCTAGTAGCAGCTTTTTTAGGACTATTCGGCGTTCTAGTGCCAACGGCGATTTGTGCTTATTCAGCTATCGACGTATGTGGGGACCTGCTCACAGTACCGCTGTGGCGTCGCCCGCCGAATCAAGAGTAAACGCTACCTGAGTAGCGCAGAAGCCAGACTATTCACCTTTAGGCGGTAGTTCTGGCTTAATTTTTTTAGAGGCTTCAGATAACCATGAGCCAACGGCCACGACAGGAACGAGGGCGACCCAGGCAAGCCAGACAAGGCAGTAACGGAGCGCATGCCAGAATGGTGTAGATTCTTTTTTTGCGTCGTCGAGTAGCGGGACTAACTTAGCTTTAACGTCGTCTAGCTTGGACATAACAGACCCCTTTAATTAGTGTTCTACTAGCGTACCATATCGACGCCGCGTGGTAGAATAGGCTTATAAATACATATGCAGGAAGCTTTATGTTGGTACTTACAGCGCTAAAAATAAGTGCAATCGTCCTTGGTATCTTGATATCACGTAGCATCTGCAGTAGCAGCGACCTTAGCGCCAATCGACCTAAGCGCTCTGTCGTCGGCGGCAGGTATTTCTAGACCCTCTGGAATGTCGATAACAAGCTTGCCGCCTTCTATCTTAGCAGCGCCGAGCAGCAGCAGCGACTTAAGCCAGATTTCGGCTGTCCAGCGCGCCCGCCCGTGGTGATACGTCCATAGCGTGGCGATGCGCGTAGTAGTCAGCGAGCTAATTCCGCTAAGGTTTACGGTTTTACCCCCAAGTAAATCTACTGAATGCCGCCAGATTGCATGCGTTAAAGACATTGTAGGCCCCTGCAGTGTGATTTACTCTAACTGTAAATTGATAACGGAGTAAAAGCAATGCCTACGCTACAAATTAAGTGTAAAGGCGCTGACGTATTAGCGCTCGCTGACCTGAACGAAATGCAGGGCGAACTGAAGTCGCTCGACACCGAGAACTATGAGAAGCTGCGCCGACAAATTGAGCGCGGTTTTAAGTTTACGTTCGCCGTTTGGCTTAATCCAAGCGACAAGCGCTACTACATTCTCGACGGTCACCAAAGGTACAGGACTATAAAGCGTATGCAGTCTGACGGCTGGACGATACCGCCGCTGCCTGTGAGCATTACCGAAGCTGAAACACTGGCGGAAGCGCAGGCTGACCTACTGGGCGGCGCGTCGTCGTTTGGTAAGCCAGAGGAACAGGGCTTATACGAGTATATTTCTAAATCAGAGTTAACGGTAGACGAAGCGCTAGAACTATCAAGTCTAAGCGGTATTGATTACGACGACTTTGTAGAAGAATATTTTGAAACAAAAAAAGTAGACGAAGACGCTAATAATACTATCGATATAAAAGAAGAATGGCTAATTGTTATTAATTGTCGAGATGAACATCATCAACAAGACATTTATAACGAAATGCAATCGCGAGGCGAAAAATGCAAAATTATGTAGTGAATCTTGAAAGTGAAGTGTTCAAATCATTCCGATGCCAAAAGGCTGCAGATAGTTTAGATATCGACGTTTCTAAAAAATCAAAACATAATCTGGAAGTTAACGCAGATTTAGATACTAAGTTTAATGTTGGTTTAATAGTTGGTTCTAGTGGTTCTGGAAAGACGACACTAGCAAAAAAAATATTTGGAACAGATTGCTTTGAATTAGACATAGACGAAACTAATCCAATAATTGATCAATTCGATAAACAATTTTCTTATGATGAATGTGCAAATGCGCTAATGAGCATAGGCTTAACATCTGTTCCATGTTGGATAAGACCAGTTCACACTCTGTCGAACGGTCAACGTGCTAGAGCAGAAGCAGCTATCGCTATGTCTAACAAAAAATCAGACGTGGTAGTTATTGACGAATGGACGAGCGTAGTAGATAGAACCGTAGCGAAGGTTATGAGCCATTGCGTGGCTAAACATTCAAGGCGTTACAATAAAACCGTTGTTCTTAATAGCTGTCACTATGACGTTATTGACTGGCTAAATCCCGACTGGATAATTGATTGTAACACTCAAAAATATATTGATAGAAGGAGCATGGTTGGTACGTTTGAACGTACTGACCGGCTTCGATTTGACATTAAAGAAGTCGATAGGAATACGTGGAGATGTTTTAGCAAGTATCATTATTTAAGCGATAGGCTTCCCGGTGGGAAAATATTTACCTTCGGCTTGTTTCATAACTCAGAACAAATTGGGTTCACGTGTTTCGCAGCATATATTATTGGGGATCAGAATACCTATTTCACCAATAGAACGACTATACATCCTGATTTTTGCGGTCTTGGGATAGGTATTAACTTTACAAATGAAACTAGCAAAATCATGGTTCAACGCGGATATAAGATAAAATCTAAAGCGTCTAGTATTCCTATGTATAAATCAAGGTCTAAGTCACCATTATGGAAGCTAACAAAAGTTAATAAAAATATTGCCAAGCTTCCAGCCGGTAAGATTGCTCACGATAACGACCGAGCAAAAGCTATGCGTAGGTTATCAGTTACTTATAGTTTTGATTTTGTGTGGAAGCCATGAATAAAATGATATCGAAAATAGCCCCTCGCGGGGCCTATCGTTACTCGCTTTTAAAGGTAGCTGTTACCGGCGTCCCAGAGAATTCTAGAATTACCTTGGTTACTGGTATCGTCTGACTAGCAAGACATATTCTAGGTTCCATAGTGACACCGACGTAGCCGGTAATGTCACTTATAACTACCTCGTCGCAGCCCTGTATCGTAAGCGCCTTATAGGTTACGGTCAGGTCTGGGCCTTCGTAGCGTTTCTCGTTACGCAGTTTCTCGACGAAATCTAGCGTTAGTATTTCGTTTGGTACTTCCTTTAGAATGTCCTGATTCTTGGGGCCAAAAATACTTTGTACAAGCGCTCTGCCTTTAACCGTCGTCCTAGTGTCGGTGATTTCTGCAATTTCTAGGTCAAGACTTCCCGACTTTATAAGCTGGCTACTCTCGGCTGGGTCTAAGATAAAATGAATTTTCTCGCCCTTCTTAAGGCGCTTAGGCGTGGGTTCTACTATCCGAATATCGACGCTATTACCGCAGCCGCACAGCAGCAGTAGCGCCGCATAAATACTTTTACGCATCGTCCTGGCTCCATAATTTAAAGGGTATCTGAATATTTTACAGCGTTTCTTATAAATTGTCGCTTGCCAGTGTATGGACAGTATTGTACTAACAATGCACTACAATTTAACACGAGGTAAAGACATGGACGCCCGACTAGAGGCCCATTTATTACGCACGCTTCTCGATGAACCTTGGGACGACGTAGCGCCCGACACTGACGAGGAACTGCGCGCCTACTGCAGGACGCTCTGGGCGCTGCTAGAGCGCAGCTTTAGCGACGAAGGCATAGCCGAGTACGAAGCTACCGTAGTACCAGGCGAACGGTTTGCCGACGTAGCAAGATTTCGTCTTTACCTTGAACGTGAAATTGAAAAACGCCGTCACTGGCTATTCTCTCGCGCTGGCGTAGTCACCGAACGGCGCAGAAGGGTAGTTAGGTGAACGAGAATTTACGCCTAGCTTTAGTCGGTCTATTTCTCGGCGCATGTTCCTACCTTGGGACGATAGCGGGTTTAAAAATACTTCAATATTACGAGGCTAAAAAAGATGAGCGACGTACAGGTTAGTACTTTTATTATAGGCTGTATCGCTTTAGTCGTAGGTTACGCCGCTGGGCGATTCAGTGGGTACGACTACGGGTTTAGGAAGGGGTACGTTTCAGGGATGCGAGTAACTTTCGGGGGTAAAAGTGCAAAAACTAGCGACTAATGTAGTAACTCTGTCGATGCGACTAGACGCCGACCTGCGCGACGCCTTTAAAACGGCGTGTAGTGGGCGCGACATGAGCAGCGTTATGCGCGACCTAATGCGTAACTTTATAAAAACCAGCTACAAGGCGAGGCATAAACATGGACAGGGCCGCTAGAGCTATTCTTAATCTTATAAAAGACCTTAATTGGTTCTCCGATATCAGTAATCATCACGACGAGGCGGTAGCGCTTAAGGCTAGAATCGTTATCAGGAATTTCCTGCAGAGCGACGACGCGCGAATACTATTAACGACAGACGACGGTAACTAATTTCACACGAGGTAGACATGATTGGCGGACCCCACGACGTACCGGAACAGAGTTATAGATCAGACGGCGGGCTTAATATTAGCGCGCTAAAAAACATGCGCGACTGTGCAGCTAAGGCTAAATGGCACCTTGATAACCCTAAGCAGCCGACGCCAGACATGCTCGCAGGTACGGCGCTACATATGGCTATCCTAGAGCCAGAGCGCTACGAGCGGACGTATGCGCCTAAGCCCGACATAAAGGCGACGACTAAAGCAGGTAAGGCTGCTGTACTCGAAGCGAAGTCGGGCGGCAAGGAACTGCTGGCTAGGTTAGACTACGACGGCTTCAGAGAAATGGCTGAGCGTATTAGGGGCAGCGCGTTTTATGCGAAATTTCTAAGTAACGCTGTCACCGAAGCTAGTTGGTTTTATGAGCATCATTCGGGCAGGCGTCTTAAAGCTAGGACAGATATCTGGCTACCGGACCTTAATCTTATCGTCGATGTTAAGAGTGTTAATAACCTTAACGCCCTGAAGTTTTACCGCTCCGCTAAAGACTACGGTTACGACGCTCAGGCAGCTTACTACTGCGACGTCGTAGCTGGAGTTACGGGACAGCCAGTACAAGGGTTTATTTTTCTCGTCGTCGAGCGCGGCGAAGACCGTGGCATAAGGGCTTTTATGGCAGGCCCACGCTTGATAGACAGGGGCCGCAAGCTATATAAGAACTGGCTTAGCCAGTGGCTTTACTGCGAAGCTACAGGCGTCTGGCCTGGACACGCCGAGCAGTTAGAAACTTTAGAAATACCGGCTTGGGAATTAGGCGATAGCGACGAATTTTAACATCAAGTTTATAGGGGTATGAAATGGACTTAATTACTTTCGACACCATGCTACCAGGCGCTACGCAGTGGGAACTACTATCACGACAAGCCAGCGCGCTACTACAGTCTGGCCTGCTGCCGTCGTCACTTAAAAGACCAGAGCAAGTAATCGTCGTGATTTTAAAGGGCCGTGAACTGGGTATACCGCCGATGCAAGCGCTAGAGCATATACACGTAATTAGCGGCAAGCCCACTATGTCGGCAGAGCTAATGCTAGCGCAGATTTTAAAGCTGCATCCAGCGACTAAGATTAGCTACCCAGAAATGAATAACGAACGCTGCGTAATCGAGGTAACGAGGGCCGGTAATAAGAACAGCCTATTTGGTTTTACCGTAGACGACGCACAGCGCGCAGGTCTGACGAGTAACCCTAGCTGGAAAAAATACCCACGGGCGATGTGCAGAAGTCGGGCTATCGCCGAAATGGCGCGGGCGATATTTCCCGACGCCCTGGCAGGGGTAAGCTATACGCCAGAGGAACTGGGCGCGGTAGTAGACGAAGACGGCCTGGTAGTCGAAGTACAGACGGTCGAGCCTATCGAGCCTACTAAGTACCAGCCGGTAGACTCAGAAGACTTTACCGACACTGCCCCGCTCGAAGTAGTTGAGGTAGCCGCTGGCGACCAGGTTAGCTGCAGAACTGTGGACGACAGAATAGACGGCATGCTTAGCCGTTTCGCTACTGTCGGTCTTACCCGTTTCGATATAGAGTTAGAGCTAGGTAAAAAATGCGTCGATTTTACGAATCTAGATTACGATAAAGCGTACAGCTATTACCGTCGTGCGGCGCGGCAGTGGGAACAGAATACTAAATCTAAATTTGAGGCGAGCAAATGAAGCGACCAGTAGACATTATTAAAGAGCTAGACGCCGGTACTGCGATTACAGGCCAGGAAGCTGAACAGATTTTAGCGCCCCTGTTAGACGTTCTTAAAGCTGCCAGCGTATTCGCCGCCTACCTTTACAAGGTCGACAAGAAGCTACTTGCGTCGCGTCCTCCGACCGAGCTAGGCATGTACGACAAGCTGGTAAGCGCGATTAATTCGTTTACTGAGAAGCCTATGAAGCGCTCCGACGCTCCGCTAGACGCTTAGCCCAGTGCATAAATTACTATTTTAGATTACGACTTCGGATCGGCTACGTGTTAGCCGGTCTATTTTTTTAGGATTACAAAAATGCACCAGCCCCATTCTTATTATGCTTTCAGGTATTTATCGCAATTAAATATCCCACCGGAACTAGACCTAGATTTTTTAAAAAATAACGCGACCATGCCGCTAGCTGACATGAGCGGTAGGATTTACTGGACATTTAATAAGATTTTTAACGATGAGAAATTATCTAAATACTTAGGCATACCAGTAAAAAAAGACGCGCCTAGCGGGTTTCGCGACACGCTTTCGGCTACCCTAGCGAATCTATATTTAGCGTCTAAGCGCGGTATTAATGTTTATAAAATCTGCGGAGAATTCGGACACGCTTTGAATAAAGCGCCGGTAAATGTCCCAGCTAAACATCTAAATTTTAACGACCAAATAAGTTATGTAGAGTTACCTGCATCGTTAAAGCTGTTCCCGTCGTCGCATCATCAAGGATTTTATGCGACGTGCTGTAAAATTTCAGACAGCCAAAAACAGTATCTAAGAGAAACGCCTGGTACTGAGCATATACGCGACGCTTCGTATACAATGACCCTTTACATACCAAGTAAGTTATCTAGTTTTTCTGATTCAATAGGGTCGACAGTTATACAGATTTCACTACGCGACGACGACAGTATAGCGGAGGCTATACATAACGCGCTAAAGCGCTATAACTGGAATTATTTTAAACCAGAAGCCTTTGAGTATATCGCTAAAGCATTGCTCTACATTAACAGCGGCGACCCCGATTTAAGGCACCTAGAAGCGGTAAAAGAAACGAGGGGCCAAATGGCATGGAAAAGGCGAGCTAAACACGAGTATAAAATAGCACTGACCCTTGTGGGCTTTAATTATAAGAAGCCGTTTCTTTACGGTAAGAGTGAAACGCTAGTTTCTACCCACCCGCGCTGGCAACCATGCGGCAAAAACAGAGAGCAGATTAAACTTATCTGGGTACGTGAACACGTCCGGCATTACGCCGCTCGTGAAGTTACATAAGGGGTCTAGATGCGTAGCCTAATAGCTGTTTTATCGCTCGTGTATTCGTCGGTAGCTCTGGCAGGTAGTACCTACGTCGCAATCGGCGACAGTATTACCAGTGGTCTAAACTCGCAGTGGTTAGCGCCGCTGGGCAAGTATTCATTCGCTACCGGATGGGGCTTAGAACGCAGCTTCGCTAGTTTCGTCGCGGCAGATAACTACTATAACGTCGCGCTGCCAGGGGCTTTAAGCGGCTATATTCAGTACCAGGCTGAATTCGCGCACCACGTACAAGCTAAGTACGTGACGATAGACATAGGCAGTAACGATATCTGCTGGGTCGACCCCGCTAAAATCGTCCCGACTATCGACGGCATGGTAAGACAGCTATCGGCGTATAGCCATACCGAGAAAATTCTAGTTGCTAGCCTTCCCGACTTTCGCCAGCTTTATCAGCTTCGGCGTGGTTCACTTAGCTGCAAGATACCTAAGCTTATCTGCGCCAGTTATTTCAACGGCGACGACGAGTACCGCGCTAAGATCGACAACGACATTCTGTCGATTAACCGTAGCCTGCAGAAAATGCAGGTTATGTACTCGAAAGTAGTCTACGTCGATATCGCGCGTGATAGTTACTCTGCCGAGGACATTAGTACGGTCGACTGCTTTCACCCAAGCGCTAAGGGACAGCAGAGAATAAGCGATAAATTCGTAGAAGCATTTTTAAACTCAGATAAAAAAGGTAGCGAGGAATGATTAAAGCGGCGCACTTAACCGAGTTTTTAGAATCAGCAGGTTACTCAGCCGTAGAAGTCGAGCGTAACGTGTACCTATGCGAAGCGGGTAACACAGTTTTTACGTGGTCGGTAGAGGGCGAAATGGTGGGCGCTATCGACGCTGCGATTATTTTTAAACCCAAATCATTAGCAGAAGTTAGCGATTACCTGGCGCGCGGTAACCTGCAGTAACGTGCGGGCCTTGAATTTAGCGGGTATAATGTAGGTTAACCCATAAATTCCGAGGTCAATTTGATGCTTAAGCGCATAGCGCTAGGGCTTTGTACCCTGGCGTTAATTATTTCGTGTGGTAAAAAAAAATGCTCATGCCCAGACGATAAGCCCGATTTATCGCCGGTAGTCGAGCTACCGATCCCGCCTAGTGACGGCCCTAACTGCGACGAAATCTACGGCCAGTGCGTCGACACTCGTGATACATGGCGCGCAGAGGGCGGACAGATTCAACGTAACGGCAAGTCGCAGCGCGTCGTCGGCATTAATTGGTTTGGGCTTGAGACTTCAGTTACCCAGCTTCACGGGCTGTGGACAGGTCGCACAATTGAAAGCTTTGTAGATCAAGTAGCAGAGCTAAAATTTAATTCTATTCGCGTACCGCTGTCGCCAGAAGCGCTCGACGAATCACTGCCGGGAAGCGCTGGCTATCCTAACCCAAAAGCGCAGCTAGTCGCTCTCATCGACTACGCGGCGACTAGGGACATTAGCATTCTGCTCGACATGCATACATGCAGCCGAAATAATAATCACATGAATAAACCGGCCCCTGGCGTCGGTAGCTGCGGCAGTTATAGCGAATCGCGCTGGACAGCAGACCTAGTAAAACTTGCCGAGTTAGCTGAAGGTCGACCAAATATAATTGGTATCGACATTTTTAACGAACCCTACGGCGTAACCTGGCAGCAGTGGCGCGGCATGTCGGAGCGAGCAGGCGCGGCTATCCTAAAAGCTAATCCAAAAATTTTAGTTTTTGTAGAGGGTGTGGGTAACGAGGGCGGCGCTGGACAGCATAGCGCTTTCTGGGGCGAGAATTTATACGACGCTGGGCGCGACCCAGTACGGCTTCCTGCTAGCAGGCTGGTATACTCGCCGCACGTATACGGGCCGACAGTCGCAGGCCAGACCTATTTTAACGCGCCAGATTTTCCGCGTAACATGGGAGAAATCTGGAACGAACACTGGTCGCATCTAGTTGGTAAATCGCCGGTAATTATAGGCGAATGGGGCGGGCGCAACACGGGACTAGACGGCATCTGGCAAGGCGCTTTTACTGACTACTTGAAAAAAATTAAAAGCGTCGACGCTTATTATTGGTGTCTTAACCCAAATAGCGGCGATACTGGCGGTATACTACGCGACGACTGGCGCACAGTAGACGAAGCAAAGTACGCCGTGCTCAAGAACCTGTACGATTTGTAAACGAGAGAACCCAGCGCGAGAGCGCTGGGTATAATAAGTCGGGGGTACACCGACCTATAGCAAGGTTCCGTCTGATAACCTATCGCCGCAGTTATATAGATAACTCGACATTTTTGTTATTACCTGCTCATATTTCAAAGCTTCCAAGACGCTAAATTTTTCGATTTCGCGCCGCTCTTTTTCGTGGCTACCATCCCACGGTTTTATTGCTGATTTAAGCGCGAGACTATTTTATAGCCATCGTTTTTAAATACGAGCAGCCTGTTAGCATCCCAGCTATAAACCCCAGCAGTGTCAGCAGGCGCGGCGCTATCGTCAAAAATCGGCATCCTAGTTGGATTAATCCCGGCGCTCCGCTCAAAGTCTTCTCTGGTAACATAGTCGACGTAGCTACGGTATCCGTTCAGAAATTCTAGTAAATCGTCCAAATTTTTCAGGTTAGGTTTCATATTTGTACCCCTTTCATATGCGTTATATGTCTGTACTTTTGCTCATATGCTCGTTATTTACTAGCGATGCAGCCGTTTTGACGTGATGCATTCATCATGCCAGTCGATTTCTCGTAAGCGCTATTCGACCAGAGATTAATTAGGCGGAAGCTGCTGCCGTTACTCAGAGTTACGTTAGATGCTGGGAACGTCCAGGCGCAACGGTCGGCGATTTCATCGCGGTTAGGCGCGAACCAGCCGGTTCTACGTGGGTCTGTTACTAACTCTGCTAGCTCGTGGGCTGTCGCGTTAGCCAAGTTCTTAAGGGCCTGCGAGCGCGTCTTATTTACAGTGTCGGGAGTGAAGCATTTCGCGTCGTCAATGTCTGGGAACCAGGCGAGCAGAAATTTTTTACCGTTAGCGCACTGTGCCCAGCCATGTGTCGCGCAGATATTAGCCTTAGCTTTTTTAGTACCGTAGATAAAATAAGCAGTCGAAGCGTCTGGCGCATTTTTGTTCAGCTTGCAGACTTCAGCCGCTGCGGAACCTACGCTTAGGTCGCCGGTAGGAAAAACCGAGGGGTCAAATTGCGCTGCCTGGTTACTAGTGCTAGACGTAGCGCCGTATTCGTTAACTATGCCGAGCCATTTACTGTTACCAATGCCGCCCAGTAGCGAGGTAAGGCCAGTTACTTTATCGCCTGCATATTTTTTGTCTGTCCATTCGCTGCCCCAGAAAATTGCCTGAGTCTTGATAGCAGTACGAATGACTTCGCCGCCTTTATACTGAAGCAGATTATTTTTTTCCGACGTAGTCAGCGACAAGCTGTCGTCAGTCGTCGCAGTTTCAGTAGTACGGCCTTGCATAACGCCAGTCTGTACTGCGTCGTCTTGAGCGCCGCAAGCTGTTAACACTGTCGAGATAGTAGCGATGATGGTTAAGCGTTTCATAGTGTACCCCCAAGTTTGTTTCTCTAGAGGGCCGCGCTGCTTATATATCACTCATCGGCACTACCGCGAAAAGCTTTAGAACAATCGTATAACTGCCCAGTATCGCTACTGAATTCAGACACGAGGCGAGCAGCGTCTAATATTTAGACAGCGATCACGACATTATTATAAGGGCGTCCGCTAAGCAAGGTTAAGCGCCTGTATTGATTACACTATTTTTAATCTGGCAGGGACACTATTAAAAGTCGGCTACCTGGTAGCTGAATTTGGTATCTAACTTGCAAGGGGGGGGGTAGCGGGCGCTCTTAGGCTGTTCGTTAAATTCGTAACTTTCGTAGTTCGTAACTTACGCGAGCGCTCCGCTTAAAGGTCTACTCTACGTCGCTCTTACTGAGAGCGTTAGTAACTGCGCCGACGCAGCCGTAAATCACGACGTAAAAAAGATTCGCTACAGCGTGAGCAGTAACCCAGCCTAAGCCGATTACTAGCGCCACGCTGAATAATTCCAGCATGCAAGCCCCCTCAGTTTTTTTGGTAGATCACTATTATATCACGCGTCGACTGGACAGCCAGTTATTCGGCCTGAAACTCTAGAGCAGCGCGCACTACGCGGGTTTTACTATAGTAAATGCTGCGTAAAAAATAGGCAGTAAATAGGATTTATTTTACTCTGAATTCGATTTCTACTTGAACCAGGCGGCGATAGTCGTTAGCGTGACCTGGCTAAAGCATTACATTTCAAACTGAGCAAAAAAAAGCGGCCAATCATTTTTTACGATGAAAGGCCCACGAGAAACGCGCTGTACTTGAGTGGTAATCGGTATAATGCATCGCTCGTGGGTATATAAGCAAGCGTAAAATTATGCTGAGTCGCACAAGGGGCAAGGATGCTATCTTGTGGCTACTGCAAATTCTCAAGAGGCTGGCGACACGACCCAGCGTCGCCCTTCAACGGCGCGAAGCGCAGACAGTATTACGAAGTTTGGCGCGAACTGTGCGAGCAAGCTGCTTACGACGACAGCCACGGCGCGCCGATAGGTACGATTTCAATTACGCTTAGTGAGTTAGTTGAATCTACTCGCATCCCTCGCGTATCGGTCGTAGCTGCGCTAAAATTTTGTAAGAACCAAAAACTAATCACGGTCGTTAGTCGTCTGCCTACGCTCACGCTTCGCATAGCGCATTATGAGTCGCTTGAATCAGTGTCCGAATTTCTCGGTAAAATTGAGTATTTTAAAAACTCTAGTGGTCGGGATAGAGAAACCCGACCAGTGAAGGCAGAGGTTAAAGATTCAATATCATTGGTTAAAACGTGTGTTCAAAAAATCATCCCGACCGGTGACATAAAAACCCGACCGCAACCCGACCAGCAGAGGGGCGTGCTATCTATGCGAAACGACAGAAAAAAAGACGGTGTTGAAAAACCAACCCGACCGCAACCCGACCAATTTCGGGACATTCTTAAGAATAATAATACTGAGCTACTGTATAACAGTAGCGTAGGTGCTGCTAACGCAGCCGCTACGCCAAAGCCTAAGAGCACTAGGAAGCCGAGAGCAGTAAAGCAGCAGCCAACAGAATGGCAGATTCGCGTAGGGACATTCTGGGCGAATCACCTAGCTACTTTATTCTCGGCGTCGTTAGTCTCGACAGAAAAACAGATCGCGGGCATCCAGGCAGTTCAGGCTAAAGCGCCAGATTTAGACGAAGCGCAAGTAGAGCTCGTCTTACTCTGGGCTACTACGCATCGTCACTGGAAGCGCGCCCTTTTAAATCTGGGCGGACTACTCACGCCGTACCGTTTCGCTGACGGCGCGCCGAAACTGGTAGCTATGCTGGCCGACATGGACGCCGAGCGTGGCAGACAGTCTAACGCTGCGCCTAAAAGAACGTGGGCAGGCGAAGAAGTTTGACTTAGTTTTTATCGCACGGTAAAACGTACTTACTATTTTTAACTATCAGTAAAAGCGGGACGCTCATGGAACCAGAACAGTGCTTAGTCGGCCTAGTGTTAAACCGGCCAGCCGATTTCGAGCTAGCGATCCTGGAAGGCGTAACGCCCGCTACATTCGACCGAGAAGACTGTAGGGCTATCTGGCATACACTCACCACGACACCGCGCGAGAATGGACGATTAGACCCCTTCACGGCGATGCAGCGACTAAGCCCCGACCTTACTTCTATCGCTGGGCAGCTAATGGCGGATAGTCCCATTACGCAATCGGTAAAAGCATATGCGCGCGAAGTAATCGCAGCGAGTAAAGGCAGGCAGGCGCAGCGCGCTCTTAGCGACGTAATTAGAGCTATCGGTAACCGCCAAATTTTCGACCCGCTCGACAGCATTGTAGCTCACGGCGAAGCGGCGCTAGCTCGACTTAACATAACCGAAGCTGACCACGTCGAGGTGACGGCGTCCAGTCTGCTGCCAGTGATAGAAAATACCGTCGAAGATTTACTAACGGGTAAAATACCGCCGAAAATACCGACTGGCTTTAGCAAGCTAGATACAGTGCTAGCGGGCGGGTTCGACCGTGGCCAGTATTCGATACTCGCGGCGCGTACCGGCGTCGGCAAGACTACCGTTGGCCTTTGGTCAGCCAGTACCGCAGCGCTCGCTGGGTTCAAGACGCTTTACGTTTCGGTTGAGATGACAGCGCAGAAGCTAGTCGAGAAAATAATCGCGTCGCGCGGCGAACTGCCGCTACTTAAGTTTCATACGACGCCATGGAGTGACAGGGATAAAGACGCTTTTTTTAGAGGTATTGAGAAGGGCGTAGTACCGGCCAAACTTTGGATATACGACAGGACGCATCGCAGTATAGAGCGCGTCGTAGCTCGCTCGCGGTTTCTCTCGCGCACGACTGGCCTAGACTTCCTGGTTATCGACTACATTCAGCAGTTCAGAACAGCGAAGGGCCACGCTAAGCGAAACGAAATGATGCTAGAAATCAGCGCCCAGATGCAGCAGCTAGCGAAGGAACTAAACATAAGCATACTCTGCCTTGCCCAGCTTAACCGCGACGCTTCACGTACCGACAGGCCCGCTGTACATCAAATAAAAGACTGCGGCGAATTTGAGCAAGACGCCGACGTTATCTTGCTGCTGCATAAGATAGTCGACGAAACGGGACGGCCTACTGGCATGTACGAAATGTCGCTAGAAAAATCGAGACACTTCGGCAGTAATAAAATATTCAGACTTGAGAGCAGACAAGACATAGGTAGGCTAATAGAATTCGAGGGAACAGCCGACTACCTACAGGACGACTAACGTGGTTATAAAAGCTACCTTCTCAATTGAAGCTGAAACACTTGAAACAGTACGCGCGATAGCAGCAGCCACAGGCCAGACGATAATGGCGGTTATTAGTCAGGCGATAGCTGACCTGGAAGCGAAGCATAGCCCTGATGATTTACGTGCATATAGGCGCGACTACGACAAGGTTAAGTATCAGCCGCGTCAATTTTAAACATCGAGGAATTATTTAACATGCGAATACGACTTAAAGCTTGCGCGCAATGTCCATCTATCTACGGGTATGAGGACGCAGAGTTTGCGGACATGATAGCGCTGTATCGGCGGGGGCTACTAAAGCCCAGCGAAATAGCATACCCCTGTGCGTTCGATAAAGGCCCTGCGTCCGTCTGCGCTGGTCTTGCTCAGCGCGCTGGATTTACCGACGAGCAGCTTGCTAGCGACGAGCGAGTAGAACAACTCGGGTACGAGATAGTATTACAGACGTTGGTATAATGGATTACCCTCACTATAGCGGAGCGAACTAATGCAGCCAGTTTATACGGTACAGCACAAGCCTACGGGCACTTTGATCTGTGTACTACAAACTAAAGAGCTAGCCGAAGCTTACGTCAGGCGCTTTACTGCGCTGCATATCGACGACGATAAGCAGTTTAACGACGCTACTAATTACTTAATCGAGCAACACGAAGTATGGACGACAGCGTAAAGGGGTATGGGTATGAACCTGATTGACGCGCTCAAATCAGGTAAGCGCTTTAAGCGAAAGCATTGGGATACATTTTACTTAAACCGACAAGAATGGTTTCAGCGTAAGGACGTTCTAGCCGACGACTGGGAAGTAGAATCTGACCCAGTGACGATTACCCGCGCGCAGCTAGTCGAAGCGTGGGGCAATGCCTTTGGCTGGAACGAGCCGTATGGGTCTTTAACGTGCGACATACTTGCCGACGAGCTAAGGTTATAACCGGACGCTAAACCGTAGTAACTTAGTTATAACTAATCTCTTTACTCTCGCGCCGAATCGCTGCACAGTATCTAGATACTACCAGCTTAGGTGATTCGATGGGAGAAGGGCGCGTGCTCGAAGCCGACTTACAGCGGGCTATCATAGCGTGGCTACGCCGCAGCGGTATTGAGTATTGGCGCATGCCGCTAGGCCCTGTGATTCACGGCGGCGGTAGAAAATGGGGAGAGAACCCGCTTAAGGGCTTCCCTGATCTGGCTGGTCTTTTGCAGCGCGAGCAGCCTGGAAGGTTCTGGGCTATCGAAATCAAGAGCGAGACAGGGCGCGTAAGTCCAGAGCAGGCAGCTTGGATACTTCGGCTTAAGTACGGCGGCGCTGCTGTCACTGTCGTTAAAAGTCTAGCCGAGGTAGAGCATTTTTTTAGGGGCTTAGGTGAAATCGACTAGTAATAAATTTGGGTACTGCGTCGGCGTAATAATCGGCGCTCTGCTGCTTTACGCTTTAATCGTAGTCACGTCGCCCCTGTGGGCTATAGTAGTAGCCATCGACGAAGCTAAGAAAAACTGGCCCGTGAATACCACGTTCTGTAAATTTGCAAGCGAGAGTAAAACAAAGTGAATAAAGTAATCCTAATGGGTCGGCTGTCCTTTGAACCAGAGTTACGCAAGACCCAGTCTGGTCTGAGCGTCTGTAATCTGTCGCTCGCTACCATGGAACGCATCGAGCACAAGACTAACGACGGCAAGAAACACCACACCGAGTACCATAAGCTAGTAGCTTGGGGCGGCATGGCAGATATCTGCGCCCAGAATCTGCGCAAGGGTTCGACTGTTTTTGTCGAGGGTAAGGTAAGAACTGACACCTACGAGAAGGACGGCGTTAAGGTCAAGTCGACTAAGATTGTAGTCGATAGCGTGAAGTTTCTAGACCCACGCGAAGAAGCGCCGCCAGACCATGCCGAAGGTTTTTAGGCTGCTGCGTACTCGTGACGACACCGGCGTAATGCTCAGACGAGCTAAGAGAGAAGCTCAGATCATGATCAACTTCTTTTCTTATTTGTTTGAGTCACTAGAAAAATTCTATTCTGGTTTTCTAAAGGATGGTGTACCGCTGTGGCTGATTGCTGTTTTGGGGCTTTGGTTACTTGATACCCCCAACCGGAGCTAACCGACTATGACTAACGTGAATCTAATGCACGGCGATTGCCTTGAGCGCATGAGCGAGATACCGGATGGCTCCGTTGACATGATCTTAGCTGATCTGCCGTATGGCACTACAGCTTGCAAATGGGACGTAGTGATACCGTTTGAGCCATTGTGGAAACATTACTGGCGTGTGATCAAGGCTAATGGTGCAGTAGTGTTGTTTGGATCTGAGCCCTTTTCTACGTTACTACGCAGTTCTCAGATAACCGCTTATAGGTATGACTGGTATTGGCACAAAAGATTTGCGGGTAATTTTGTTCAAGC